CTATCCCTGTGGCGGTGCGCTCTGGCGCGCTGTCGTGGTGGCGGTGGCGACGATGCGGGTGTTGAGCGGGTGGGGAGCCTTCGCACCGATGTGGTCGTGCCCGTCCGCGTTGTATCGGTGGTCGATGATCGCCTGCTGCGCCCCGGTGTGGTCTCGGCGGAGTGCGACGGTGTAGACGCGGCCATGGTGGGGGATGTAGGTGTGAATGTATCCCCACCCGTTGTCGTTCCAGTCGGTGGTGTCGGCGGCGAGGGCGAATATCTGGTCGATCTCGTCGGGGGTGAGGTCGTAGCGGTCGTAGGTCGAGAAGGGGTCCCAGCTGTAGGGGCCGTCGGTCTGCCAGGGCGTGGTCCCGGTGGCGCGGGTCCACTCGATACGGGCAACGATGGTGTCGTCGGTGATGTACCAGTCGAAGTCGTCGCACTGCTGCGGCGTGACCGCCGCGATATCGACGCGAAGCTGCCCGTACAGGCGACCGGTCGGGGCGAACTGCGCGGCCTTGGCTACCTCGCGGGCGATACTTTCTTCGGCCCATTCGCGCATGGCGCGCAGATCGGTGCAAGGCGTGTCGTCGTCGGCGGCATGGGGGTCGCAGTCGATCATGTCGAGGAGAATCCGGGGCCGGGTGCCGAGGTAGCTGAGGACAGCGACATACACCCGACCGCCGGGGGAACCGTCGTGGTTGTTCTGGTTCTCGTCGTTGTCGAATCGGTTGGGGTTCATGGGGTTTCCTCCGTGCCTGGTCGGTGTACGCACACGCTAGCTCGACACGGCCCGGTGAAGTCAACTCCGAAAATCGGTGAAAATCAGTGCTGCACAACACTTTTCGATTATGCGGACGGGCTTGATCGGGTCGGTTTTCGAGCTATGTTGTGTGCACGAGCGAGAGCCCGGGTTGGCCGGGGGAGAGGATGGGGATGGTGACGGCGATCGAGGCGGTGGTGTTGCAGCGGGTGCGGGACGCGCATGCGGGGGTGGGTTTCTTGACCGGCTGCGTGGGCCGCGACAACTCCGAGGCCGAGCGTGGCCTGGACGGGATGACCCTGACCGCCGAGCACGCGGAGCAGGTCACGCTGGTCATGTTCGACCTGGCCCGCGAGCTGGCCGCCCGTGACGGCGACGGCGCGGACCCGTCGGCGGTCCGCGACTATCTCGAGGAGCTGGCCGAGGGGGAACGTCGCCGGGTCATGCCCGGCGGTGAGGTGTGGGTGGGCTGGCCCAACCTGCGACTGGCCACGTCGTAGCACGTCCACGGCCCGCTGCCGGGGAGTACCGCCCCGGCAGCGGGGCCAAGGGTGACGGCCGGTCACTGCCGTCGGTGATCCTGGAAGCACTCGAGTGATATGTGCGTGACCAGACCGTGGGCCAGGCGCGCACGGCCACGCAGCTGCGTGCGGCGAGAGTGATCGGCGGATCACTGTCGATGCTCGAGGCCATGGCCGTCACGCTGGAATCCGATAGCGGCGCAGGGTGATTCGGTGCAGCGTTGGGTTTATCGGTGCCGAGAGCAGGTCCGCCGGGTGGTGCGGCATTCGTCGAGATGCCGCCGTCAGGGTGGGCCGTAGCGCCGCACCGCCCGGGGTGTCGTGTGTTCAGTGGGGCAACTGCCGTGTGCGGTAGATACCCCGGCTAACCGTGCGGAGGATTCAGTGGCCCATGCCGATGCCGCCGTCGACATTGATGACAGTGCCGGTGATGTAGGCGGCACCGGGGGAGAGCAGGAAGGCGGCGGTGGAAGCGATCTCCTCGGGCTTGCCGAAGCGGCCGAGTGGGATGTGTGAGAGCGCTTTTTCGACGACGGTGTCGCTGACGGCGGCGGCCATGTCGGTCTCGGTGAATCCGGGGGCGATGACGTTGGCGGTGATCGAGCGCGAGCCCAGTTCCCGGGCGATGCTGCGGGCGATGCCCACCACGCCTGCCTTGGCGGCGGTGTAGTTGACCTGCCCCGGCATCCCGGACAGTCCGCTGGCCGAACCGATGATGACGATGCGGCCGCTGCGGTGTTTGAGCATGTTGCGTGACGCGCGGCGCACAACCCGGAACACACCGGCGAGGTTGGTGTCGATGACGCGCAGGAACTGCTCGTCGCTCATGCGCATCACCAGAGTGTCATCGGTGATGCCCGCGTTGGCCACGACCCCTTCGACCGGCCCGTCCTCGGCCTCGATGAGTTTGAATGCGCGATCGATGGATTCGGTGTCGGTGACATCGCATTCCACGGGCCGAACCCCGTTGGGGACGGCGGCACCGCGATGGGTACCCCACACCGTATGCCCTTCGGTGACAAGGTGAGTGGCTACCGCGGCACCGATTCCGCGATTGGCTCCGGTGACTAGGACACGCACGGCACAAACCTCCAAAGTTTTTGAGTATAAGACGAATCGGTCTGGTGAATTGTCAGGCAGCGGAGTCCTCGGTCAGCAGGATGATCGCCACCGGGTCGCCGTGGCGTTCCTGCACGCTGTGCAATGCGAACTTCGTGGCGACGAACGGCTGTCCTTCGATGCGGATCTTCTGCTCAATACCGTCCCCGGAGTCCGGGGCGGCCAACTCGTCGAGGTCGACCTGATCGAGCACTTCGCAGACCCGGTTCTCACCGAGCGGGGCCAGCCGGCCCACTGTGGTGATCGGGATCCGGTTCTTCTTCTCCACCAGAAGCAGCGTCGCCCGGGTGAACCGGACGAGTGAGGATATGTTCGAGGTGAAGTTCTCCCGCTTATTCAGCACCAGGGTCAGCCCGTACAAGGTGCGCTGGCGACCCTTGTCCGTCACGCGCAGGCGGCAACTGGACCACATGTGCACCCACTGCTCCGTCGGGCGTAGCGACCAGTAGGAGTCGATCAGCAACCCGTCATCGCCGGTCAGCGCGTCGTAATAGCCACCGCACATGCTCCAGGCATCCTCGGGGCACAGGTAGGTGAACAGATACTGCACGTGCCGCTCTTCACCAGCGTTGCGGCCGTCACCGATAAGGCTTGGGTCGTCGCCGGAGGTGCGGGTGGTCATCGCCGTCATGTCCAGCACCCACACGTTGTAGGTGGGCCGCGGTGGCGGTGCGGTGGTGGCGGCCCAGACGACGAGCGCGACTGCCGTTCCGTCCGCGGCGTCGATGCGATGGGTTTCGACCACAAGTCCCGGAACCGCCGCCACGTCGCGGCCAGCGAGTGCGGACTCGACCAGCGCGGTAAACACCGCCTCGCCCGACCGGTCGAACCCCAGCTTGGACGCCACCCGCCGCAGCGGACGCGCCACGCGTCGTCCCGCCGCCGAGTGGATGAACACCTCGCCGTGCACCCGGGTTCCGATGATGTCTACAGCAATCCATGCCGCTGGAAGCGTCATGGCCGACAGCATAGAACACTTCCATTTAGAACTTTCTGGTCGGCCGGATTACTGCAGCAACACCGAATAACACCAGTTCGCAAGCGGTCCCGCCTGATTGAAGCTTCGAGCATTGAAGTTTGCCAGGTTCCAGGCGGAGTTGCTACCTTCGCCCCCGCTGCGGCGCCGGGCGCTGCGGCAGCGCCGGGCGGTGAGCGATTCCCCTCCGGAAGCAGGAGGCCCTCCACACGGTGGGTCCGCTTCCGGATGCGCAAAACGCGAAACAGGGGATCAACCGGTAATGACCGTCACCTTCGACCCACCGGCCGTAAGTCGGACAAGAAGTCCGAAGCCGGTATCTCTGCAGCCTGCGACGCGGCGAACTGCCCGGCCGCAAGGCCGGACGCCGCTGGTATCCGACCAGGTCGGATATCGCCGAGGCGCAACGAATCACCGCCCAGTCGTCGCGAACTGCGATACCGGACCCCGCTGGTCCGGTTTCACGCAATCGTCGCCGGCTGGCTACTCGCCACCACGGCGCGAGCGTCCCCGGTGCGGGCGTGCCGCCTGCTCGTGCCGAGGCCGTGCGCCCTGGAAGGGATGCCGCGGGTGTCCCTCACGCCTGCCGTTGCGGGGGCACGCAGTGTCATCGGCTTCGATTCGGGCCGGATGGCGCACACCGATTCTGGTGATCTTGGTCACGGAGCGTCAGTGCATTTCGCGACCGTTCAGAACATTTCAGAACATTTCAGAACATTTCAGCGCGTTTGGGTGAACGTCTTGATGCGCGGCGGGGTGGTGGTAGCGCTGAAGGTGCTGGACGGCAATGGTTTTCGAGGTTTTCATGGTGGAGTCACCGCAATTGAAGCGAAAGGGTGTCTGAATGGGTTCGGAATTGTCAGCGGCGCAGGCGATGTCGGCCTCGGCTGTCGAATTCGCCGCCGGGGCAAGCGGTGTGGTGGGCGGGGTCGAGAAGACCTACTCCGTTGCGGAGGGTGCGGCGGTGTTGCGGCAGTCGGAGGCGTGGTATCTGGGCCGGTTGCGGCGTGGTGAGCTGCCCGGCCACCGGGCGGGCCGCAAATGGTATCTGACCGAATCGGATCTGCGTGCCGCGGTGGAGCTGACCGCGCAACCGGCCACCGTGCCCGCCCCGGATCCGGTCGGTCTGACGCCGCGCAGCCGCCGCCGGTTGGCGACCCGCCACCGCGGCTGAACTGCGGTCCCGATTCTCCCTCGAGGCGGGCACGCCGACTGCTCGCAGCGAGGGCGCGCGTCCTGGACAGGGCAGCACGGGTGCACCCCTCACACCCGCCCTTCCAGGACGCGCATTCACTCACACACGTTCCAGGAGAACACATGTCGCACAGTGAGAACGGTGCCGGTGGACGGCATCGGACCGAACGCCCGAATGCCATATCGGTCACCGACATTCGATCCCGCCTGCTCCACGAGCATTCGGCGACCGCGCCTCTCATGCGCGTGCATCGGCCTGGTGGCGAGGAGCCGATGGCATGACCACGAACAACGACCTGCTGGCGGCGGCCGAGCTGCTGGAAGCGGCGGCGATCGGATCGGTACGGCTGGCACTGGCCCAGTCCCCCCACGGGCCGCAGCGCGGCCGACGCCTCGACGACAACCTGGACGCGGTGGCGGGAGTACTCGACCGCCACCGGCACCTGCAAGAGGCGTCGATGACCATCAACCTGGCCCGGGCGATCTATGCCAGCGAGGCCACCAAACACACACTCGCGCAACCTGATCCCGCTGACCACGCTGGCGGGGAGGATCGTATAGCCCAGCGTCTCGCCCGGCTCGCACGGCAGCTGCTGGCCAACCCCTCGGGCACGCCGATGCACCGGCTCGGAATGGAGCTGGCCGCGGTCGCGGAAGGACGCCCGTGACCACCGGCTGCCAGGAACGCGCCGCGTGCGAGGGCACCGATCCGCAGGCGCAGATTCCCGCGCGACAACCGGAGCGCCCGGACGTGCGGGGGGCGACCCCGGTGACGGTGGTGGTGCGCAGTGAGGTCGTGACGACGGTCGGGACGCTCGCGCCCGGTGCGCGACGGCAGGCGATGCCGTCCGGGGACGGCGGCTGGCTGCTGGGCCTGTCCGCTCACCGCGGCCGTATTCGCGCGGTCGTGGTGCGGGCGGACAAGGTCATCACGCGGCCACCGACGGCGGTGGCGGGTACCGGTCGTACGGTCGCTGATTCGGTGGCGGTGCATGAGGAGTACCGGTTCGCGCGGGAGGTTCTCGGCTACCGCCATTCCCGTGCGATCGCCTGGTTGATCGATGCCTACGGCGTCAGCGAACGGCAGATCTTGCGGTGGGGATTGACCCAGCGACGCCAGGAGACACCCGCATGAACGGCCTCCGCACCGCCGATCTCGATCACGCGGTCCGTGCGCACCCCCCGACCCCAATCGACCCGGCCGCACCCATCGAACCCGGGGTGTACGCGGGGGTCTCGAACGGCGCCTATCACGCCGACACGGACTCGTTGTCGTCGTCGGGGGCGCGGCGGCTGCTGGCGAGCTGTCCGGCGCAGTTCCGGTACGAGCGCGACCATCCGCGGACCGCCTCGGCCGATCACTTCGACATCGGGACCGCGTTCCACACCCGCACCCTCGGCGAGGGACCCGACATCGTTGTCGTCGACGCGGATTCGTGGCGCACCAAAGCAGCGCAGGCCCGCCAGGCCGAGGCGTGGGCGGCCGGTCGCACACCGTTGCTGGTCCGGCAGCACGCGATGGTGGCGGCGATGGCCGATGCCGTGCACCGTCATGAGCTGGCCGCCGCGTTGCTGGCCAGCGGGACCGCGGAGCTGTCGTTGTACTGGCGCGATGAGGCCACCGGTGTGATGCTGCGCGCGCGCCCGGACTGGCTGCCCGACCACACCGGGCGGTTGATCATCGTCGACCTCAAAAGCGCCGAGACAGCCGACCCGGCCGCGTTCGGTGCCTCGGCGGCGCGGTACGGGTACGCCGAGCAAGCCGCTTGGTACCGGGCCGGCGCGATCGCGCTGGGCCTAGACCCCGACCCGGCGTTCGTGTTCGTGGTGGTCGCCAAGACGCCGCCGCATCTGGTGTCGGTCATCGAACTCGACGCCGACGCCCTCGCCTACGGGCACACCCGCAACCGCCGCGCCATCGACACCTACGCCCACTGCCTCGACACCGACACCTGGCCCGGCTGGGACACCGACGTGCACCTGACCGGTCTACCGAGATGGGCCCACTACCAGGAGGACAACCAGCAGTGACCACCCCCGCCCGCTACCAGCCGCTGTCGGCGCCACCGGTCACTCGCGCCGCGGTGAGCCAGACGACCACGATCGAGCAATCCCGCGCGGTCGCCGAGGTGCATGCCGCCGTGCTCGTCGCCCAGCAGCGCCCCCGCAACAAAGCCGCCGCGGTGGAGGAGATGCGGGATGCGACCGCGCAGCTGTCGGTCGCTCAGCGCGCGTATTTCCGGTATCGGCGTGGCGGTGAGCAGGTCACCGGGCCGTCGGTTCATCTGGCTCGGGAGTTGGCGCGCTGCTGGGGCAACGTCGCTCACGGCATCAAAGAGCTCCGCCGTGACGACAGCGCGGGGGAGTCGGAGATGCTGGCCTACGCCTGGGATCTGGAGAACAACACCCGCAGCGAAACCACGTTCGTGGTGCCGCACACGCGCGACACCAAACACGGCGCCCGCAAGCTGACCGAGACCCGTGACATCTACGAGAACAACGCCAACCTCGGTGCCCGCCGTTTGCGGGAGATGATCTTCAACGTCCTGCCGTCCTGGTTCACCGAAGAGGCGAAGACCAACTGCGACGCCACCCTCGAGCACGGCGGCGGGCAGCCACTGGCGCAGCGGATCGCCAACGCCATCAAAACCTTCGAAACCCTCGGCGTCACCCGCCCCCAGCTCGAGGACAAGATCGGCCGGGCATGCAACGATTGGACCGGCCACGACGTCGGCCAGCTGTCCACGATCTACTCCTGCCTCAAGCGCGGCGAGACCACGGCCGCCGACGAGTTCCCGGCCACGCCCACCGCGAACACCGAACAGATCGTCAAAGCCGCGCGCCGCCGCACGGCCGACGCACCCTCCGACGCATCGCCGGACCCCACCGATGCGGCCGACCCGACCTCCACCCCCGCAGCCGATCCAGACCCACGGCAAGGCGATCGCGATGCATGAGACCCGAATAGGCTCCCTGTTCTCCGGCATCGGAACCCTGGACCTCGCTGCACTGCAACTATTTCCAGGATCCAGGATCGTGTGGCATGCGGACAACGACCCGGCCGCCGCGAAAGTTCTTGCGCGCCACTGGCCGCAGGTTCCCAACCACGGGGATGTCGCTGAGATAGACTGGGCGACTGTCGAACCCGTCGACGTGATTGTAGGCGGGTTCCCCTGTCAGGACGTGTCCCTCGCAGGCCGCCGCGCCGGTCTCGCCGAGGGCACCCGCTCCGGGCAGTGGTTATCCATGGCGGCGGCGATCGTGGCACTAGAGCCCCACTACATCCTCATCGAGAACGTAGAAGGACTACTGAGTGCCAACACCTTTCGCGCAATGGAATCCGCGTCGGATGCTTTGGGAGAGCAGCGAACTGGATCTGTTGTCCGGGCTGCCGGTGCCGTTCTCGGCGCGCTGGCCCAGATCGGGTTCGATGCAGAGTGGCTATGCCTACGAGCGTCCGACATCGGAGCGTGTCATAGACGCTCCCGAATCTTCATCGCCGCCACCGCTGCCCGTGCTGCCCACGCCGACCGCCCGCGACCACAAGGGCCCGGCCAACAAGCCCGGGCGCACCCGAGCGGGACGGACGCGCACGATCGGCGACGACTCGCTGCCGGACGCGATCGAGCGGATGTAGACCCGCTGCTGCCGACCCCGTCGGTCGCCGACGCGACCGGCGGGCACGTCACCCGCTCCGGTCACCGCCACGGCGAGCTGCTGCTCGGCGGGCTGGCCCGCGCGCACGCCACCGGCGCGCTGCTGCCGACCCCGCGCGCCAGTGACGGTGCGAAAGGGTCACCGCGCCAGCGGGGTTCGGGTGGGGACTTGATGCTGCCGTCGGCGGTGCACGCGTTGGGCGAGGGCGAGCTGCTGCCGACCCCGACCGCCTGTGACGGCACCGGCGGCGGCGTGCATCCGGACCGCCGCCGGGGCCGCACCCGCCAGCTCGTCGACTACGCCCTGGTGCACGGCTCCTCACGGTGGGGTGCCTACGCGGCGGCGATCGCCCGCCAGGAAGCGCTGACGCGTGCGGCGCCGTCGCCGACCGAGCCGAACAAGAACGGGAAACCCAGGCTGTCGGCGGCGTTCGCGGAGTGGATGATGATGATGCCGTCGGGCTGGGTCACCGATCCGGTGATCGGGTTGTCGCGGGTGGAGCAGCTGCGGCTGATCGGCAACGCCGTGGTGACACCGTGCGCGGTCGTGGCCTTTTCGCAGCTGTTCGCCCGCACCCGGATCGAGGTGCCGCGGTGACGGGGCTGCGGTATGGCGACGGCAGCTCGATACCGCCGGGTGAGCTCGAATTGGTCGCGCGGGCTTTCGGTTTCACGTCGGTGCGGGCGTGGCTGGCGTTTCATGCGGCCGCCGAGCATCGCCGCCACCACTGCTGCTCCACGCAGGCCGGAGGTGGCTGTGTCCGGGCGGGCCGACGTGTGGGAGGTGGACGCTGATGGCGCGTGATCACGGCCGGGTGTTGTGCAAGATCTGGCAGGACAAGGATTTTCGGGCGCTGCCGCGGACCGCGCAGGCCCTCTACATCCAGTTGCTGTCGCAGCCGAACGTCAACAACGCCGGGGTGCTGCCGCTGATGGCCTCCAAGTGGGCCAAGGGCTGCGACCAGGTCACCATCGCCGACATCCACGCCGACGTGCAGGTTCTGGTCGACGCCGGGTTCCTCGTGGTCGACACCGACACCGAGGAAGTGCTGATCCGGTCGTTCCTGCGCAACGACGGAGGTATGAAACACCGCTACATCCTCAAAAACGCGTTGAAGATGGCCGAGGCCACCGAAAGCGACGCGATCCGCCGTGTCCTGGCCGCCGAGTTGCGGCGCATCCGCAACCCTGATGCCGCCGCCACCGCCGCCATCCTGGACCCACCGCACCCCGAGCCCGAACCGGTACCACAGCCATCCGAGCCGCACCCGAATCGTCCGGTGATCCCACCGGAAACCCATTCCGAACCCACCGTGATCGGATCGGAATCGGAGATGGCATTCGAAACCCATTCCGGTCACTGCGGTGAGGGTGAAGGTGAGGGTGTAGGTGACCGTAGCGTTGTTGGTCACCACACCATTGGTGGCGGCCCCCACGCGTGCGACGCGCGCGAGGCGCAGACCCCGCGGGGCCGCAAGGTCGACCCCGACGGCTGGCGGCTGGTCCGGGAGATCATCCCGGCCGAGCATCCGCACCCCACTCGCACCGATCTGGCGATCCGTGCCGCCGCGCTGCTCAAATCCGGCACCCCCGAGCCCGATGTCCGTGCCGCACTCGGGTTGTGGCTGGACAAACCTCATCTCGGACCTGGCGCGTTGGCGTCGCTGGTGTCGGAGGTGGTGCGGCTACGGTCCCGCCCTGCTGCGACCACGGGTGCTGCGTCCAGCAAGGCGGGAGGCTGGCTGGACGTCGGCGCGCACTTCGACGCGCACCCCGGCCCCTGCGGCGGGGCGAATCCGGCTGCGCTGCACTCTCATTCCTTCGAGCAGAAAGCGGTTTCGGCATGACCACCCCCGCGGAAGCGGCCCGCGTTTTGGCCAAGTGCGCCTGTTTCGACCCGATGTTCTCCAAGCCCGACCCCGCGTTGGCGGTCGGGTGGGCCGAAGCGTTCACCCGCTACCAACTCGAGTTGCCGGATCTGCTGGACGCGGTCACCCGCCACTACGCCGAGTCCGCCGAGCGGGCCATGCCCACCCACCTGATCCGCCACGCCCGCGAGATCCGCCGCGACCGCGCCGAACGCGAGAAAGCCCGCCCCGCAGCGCTTCCCGCACCACCGGCCCGCAGCGAACACCGCGCCGAGCTCATGCGCTGGGTCCACGCTCTCGCCGACCGCAAGGCCCTCGATCGTGGGTGACACCGTGACCCCGCTCCACGGCCCGCGCCCGGCCAGCCCCCGTTTCACCCACACTGAGAGGTTTCCATGACCACCGATCTGACTCTCGCCGCCGCCCGGGCCGACCGCGACGAGCTGGCCCGGCGCACCGACACGGTCGAGGCGCTGATGCCGTTCACCTATCAGGGCGCGGCGGTACGCGCGATCGTGATCGACGGGGAGCCGTGGTTCGTGGCGCGCGACCTGTGCGGGATCCTCGGTCTGGGGAACGTGTCGATGGCGTTGCGGCGGCTCGCGCCGGATGAGAAGGGGGTCAATCGGATTGATACCCCCGGCGGACCGCAGGACATGGCGATCGTCAGCGAATCCGGGATGTACGCGCTGGTGCTGCGCTCGGACAAACGCGAAGCCGTTGATTTCCGCCGGTGGGTGACCGGCGAAGTCCTGCCCGCCATCCGCAAGACCGGTTCCTACTCGGCGCAACCGGCACCCACGGGCGAACATCTGCTGGCGCTGGCCGTGATCGAGGCCCAACAGCTGCTCGCGGCGAACACCACGACCATCGAGGCCCTGGGCGACAAGATCGCCACCGACGCCCCGAAGGTCGCCTACCACGACCGCTACGTCGCCGACACCGACCTGCTGAAGCTGCGAGTGGTCGCGGCGAACAACGGGATCGGGGAGCAGCGGCTGCGCCAGCTGCTGGTCGAGCGGGGCTGGATCTACGCCGAGACCGAGTCCCGCTGGTCGGAGACCAAGGGCGGCAAAGAGATTCGCCGCCGCTATTCCGCGTACGCGCACAAGCGCGCCTACTTCCGACCGGTCGAAGTCCACGAGTCCCCGCGGTTCCGGGGCGAGGTGATGCACACCCTGAAAGTCACTCCCGCCGGAGCCGAAGCCATCGCCCGCCTCGTCGCCGCCGAACACGCGGACTGACTGGGCACGGCGGAAGCACGCCGTGTGTCACCGCAATCCGGATCGAATATGGAGGAAGGTCGCTCGATGACGTTGCCCACCACCGCCCCGGCGGACCCGACGCAGCGGTGCCGCCAGCGCCACCGCTGCGTCGCGCGCGTGCGTGACGACGACGGCAGGTGGCTCGGTGGCGGCGTGGACCGCGCCGACACCTTGTGCCGAGGGTGCGAGGAGGCGGCGTTCGCGGCGATCCGGCACCTGTATGACGACTGGTGTCTGCTCGAGGTCGCCAAACTCGCTCCGCCACCGCGGGATCAGGCCCCGAGGGTGACCCGGTCGACGCTGTATTCGGTGCCGATCCGCCTCGACATCGACACCCTGCAGTCCGCGATCGAGGACGACACCCTCACCTGGGCACGCACACTCACCCACGGCGACCCACTACCCGCCGCCCGCAGGGACTGCGTCCACCGGTGTGTGGCGATCCTGTCGACCCGCCTCGGCACCCTCGTGGACCTGCCGCGCCAGCCGCGGTCGCGGATGAGCCCACGCGCCGACGGCGGGGACGATCTCGTGCGAGTCGATCTCGACGGTGTCGACGCCGTGCTCGGGCTGGCAGAGTTACACCGCTACACCCAGAATCTGCTCGGGCTCACCGAGACCAGGATCTGGCTGCCCGACTCCTGTCACGTGTGCGGGGTGAAAGCCTTGACCTCGGCGCCGGATCAGGAGACGGTCACCTGTCAGGCGTGCCGATCGGTGTGGGGCAAGGAGGACTTCGCGCGACTCAACGGCGTCGGCGTCCTCGGGGAGGTCGCGTGAGCGCGGATCGGTGGCCGTGGCCCGCCGACACCCCGTTGCAGCGGGCCCGCAAGATCGCGGGCTCCTACCGCGCCGCCCTGCACCAACTCGACCCCGGCCGCTGCGCCGACCTCGACCGGCGCGCCGTCGAACTCGGGCAGGGCTGGATCGCGCCGGTCGAACTCCCCGCGCACCTGAGCGAGCACGCCCTCGACGCCGAGCTATCCGCCGCCGACATCGAGCACTTCTGGCGCATCCCGGCCTCCACCATCCGCACCTGGGCACACCGCAACGAGATCACCGCGACCCCGGGGCCCGGCGGTACGCCGGTCTACCTTGTGCGCGAGGTCCTCGGTCGACATAGCCGACACAGCCGGGCACCGAGGACAGCAGGCGGGAACACGGCGGTGTGATCGGCGGAGTCGGTCACCGCGTGGGAGTGGTTCAGGCGAGTGTTATGGAGCGGACGGTGGGGCTGGGGTAGGAGTCGTATTCGGTGACGTAGTGTCCGCCTGCGTACAGGTCGGCTTCGAAATTCTTCCCGCCGCGCCACTGGTGGATCAGGTCGAATTTCATGTTCAACACCACATGGTGGATCGGGGAATCGGGTGCGGCGCTGACGAATGCACTGAGGTAGGCGTTGCCGTACCGGTCGTGGACGACCGCATCGGTGGTGACACCCCAGACGTGCACGTTCGATCCCCGGTCGCTATCGAGCATGTCCGCGAGCTCGGCGTCGCTCACCTGCGGATACTGCTCGGCCTGCGGCACCGGGGCAGGCGGCGGGCACGCGCTCATCGTGCACGGCTGCGCGTCGGCAACCCCAGCGAAGGTGACGACCACCGCGACACCGGCGAGGGCAGCAGCCAGAAATCTTCTCGACACGAGTGAAAAACCCTTTCCATCAACGGAATCCAGATCGATCCCACCGGACACATCCGTCTGACGGCGGCCCCGGACAGGCCCCGCGAGATGCTCCGGCATCCAGACGTCCTGCGGCGCAGGATTCGCACCGGGCTCGCCGGTTGTCAGAAGTGTGGTGGCGCGTATCCGTTGCGGTCGTTCCACGACGATCCGGTGTGCTGGCCGGTGAGGGCGTGGAAGAGCATGTCGAACAGGTTGGACAACATCGGAACCCCTCGTTCCTTTCACATGGAAATACGCCACACCTTAGCCTGATGTGATCCGGTCGCGGGCCCGATCTGCGGACCGTATCGATCGCGAAGCAGGCATGGCCCCAACCGATTTCGGTGCACTCCCACGGAACCGTGCGGTTTCGTGCGTGAGTCGGCGCGTGTGCGCCGTCGACTGCCCCGTCTCGCGCACGCGCGTTTCTCGTCCTTCTCTTGGTCATCGGGTTGGCTGCGTGTGATCGCTTGTGGCACAGCGGCGTCCAGGGTTACATGTCTGGTGCAAGGGCCTTCTGATAGTGGGCGGGGTGGTGAGGCGATGTTGTCTGGCACCGGCTAGTGGTCTCCGAGTGACTGCAGGAATGCGGCGGTGGCCGACCATAATGCGTTGCCGGCGTTGGTGGCGAGTTGGGCGCCGACTTTGTCGCGCAGCCAGGTCAGGATCTCGTGGGCGCGGCGGGGTTCGGGGCCGTCGTGTCCGGCGTCGGTGATGTCGTTGATGATCTGTTTGACCACGACGCGGTCGTAGGTGGGCACGTGCGGTTCGTCCTGGCGTAGTGCGGCGACGAGGGCGGGCCAGTCGATGGAATCGGGTGCGGTGGCGTGTGGCGTGTGCACGGTCATCGCGACCTGCTGGTCGCGGCCGGACTGCGCGATCGTCGGGTTCCCGATCACGGGTCCGCCGAAGCTGATCGATGGCCCGGAGGGCTGGTGGTGGATCATGTCGTACCCCTGTTGTGTGAGACGGACTTCGGTTTCGGGCACGCGCGCTGCCACCGAGATCGGATTGCTGCCTGGGATCTGTAGCCATCCCATCCGGTGCGCATACCGCAGGACCTGGATCGCATGAGCCCCGCTGAGATTGGCTGAGTCCAGCCAGGGATGGATTCTCGACCGGACCCAGGGCCCGGCAGCGGTCATCGCGCAGGCGTAGACCAGGTCGCGGGCCAGTTCGTCTACCACCTCATGAGGAAGGTCACCGGCCTGCAGCGTCTTCCAATAGCCCCATGCAACGACCCCGCATCCCCCGGCGAGCGCGACGAGCGACAAGATCGGCTCCACGGCCCGGTACCGCCTTCCTGTTTCGTCCTTCTTCATCAGGTATCGATCGCGACACCGCGCCAAGGACTGGTCCCGCCGGTATCGAGCTCGAGCCGGTGCCGTGCGCGCACCCCGGTGACAGCCCTGTTGCGTGTCGGGGCTCACCATAGCGGGAGGCTACGACAACATCTGTGCCCGTACGTTGTGATCGGTGGTTGCACGAGCAGGCTCGCCTTGATGATGCGTTGCGGCAGTAGGGTTTTCAGGGAGTTGGTGTGCGGAATATCCCGTCGCGGCGTCTGTTGTGAGCGTCACATGCGGCGCGGAGTGTCCCATAGCCGTGGTGACTCGACCTCACCACCCCGGACGGGGTTGTCTCTTCAACTCCCTGGGCGGGAGCGTCCTCCCGGACCAGGCGGTGCCCCGCCGCGATCACGACTCTCTAACGCCCACGCCCCCCACGTAATTCGCGCGCCGCGCGTCGGCGTCGGTGACCGGTGTCTCGGGCCGCCACGCGTCCAAGGGCACGACTCCAGGGTCGAGCAGCGTGTAGCCGTCCATCAGCGCAGTGACGTCGTCGGCGGTTTTGAACACCGCGCCAGGAGTATTGGTGCGCCGCATCACCGACAGCACTTGTTCTTGTTGTTCGGCGGTGAGGGTGAACGCGACCGCGTGGGAGATTCCCAGTGCGCTGCCCGGGCAGCAGGCGTCGCGGTAGGTGGCGATCAGGGCGGCCGGGTCGACGTCTTCGAGTAGGTCGAGTACGGCCATCGCGAGGATCGCGACCGGGCGGGTGAAGTCGAGCAGGCCGGATTCGCTGGCCGTGGCCAAGACGGTGTCGACGTCGCGCAGGTCGGCCCAGAGCATCGATACCTGTGGTTGGTCGGCGAGAACCTTGTGGGCATATTCGACGGCGACCGGCTCGCGTTCCACGTACACGACCCGGGCGGCCGGGTTGTGGCGTAACGCGATCTCGTGTGGGTTGCCGACGGTCGGTGCGCCGGAGCCGAGGTCGAGGAACTGGTCGATGCCGCGTTCGCACAGTGCGGTGACGGCGCGGCCGATGAAGGCGCGGTTGGCGCGGGCCCATTCGCGGCTGCCGGGCATGCCGGGCGGGATGGCGTCGGCGGCGTGGCGGTCGATCTCGAAGTTCGCACCGCCGCCGAGCACGTAGTCGTACATGCGGGCGATGTTCGGCGTGTGCAGATCCGCCGTGTCGGTGAGCCTGTACCGCGATCCCATGATGGCGTCCTTCCCCAACCAGTTGTCGTCTGCCGTGCGGATCGTCCGCGCGCCCTCACCGCGGCCATCGTCTGCACATCCACCTGACTGGCCACTGTACGACCCGGCCGGTGCCCGGCGCTCGGCGTGACGTCACCTGAAACCATTCACCGGGCTGCACCGAGTGTTACGGCGGTCTACGTGGGAAGTCCTGGCGCGCCGCAGAATTCGTGTCCGCCACGATGTCCGGAGGTCGCTCTGACAAGAACATTAGTTCCGGGGGAAGCAGCTCGACGGCGGCGGCCGATCACCGCCTGTGCGAGCCTGCGGGCGTCGCCGCGTCCCGTCAGCGGCGGGGTGTGCGATGCGTCCGGTCATGGGGAGGTTCGGCTCAGCTCTCCGATGCGGATCATGTCCTGGGATGAGTACGGAGACATCCACATTGGCTGATCGTCCACGAGTCGAGCCTGCATCGGCTGGTTTCCGCCACGGCTGGGCGGCCAACTGATGATCTGCCCGTCGTGTCGCAGGTTCTCGATCACCTGCGCCTGTGTTTGGTCGGCCACCGTGACGACTGCCGCGTTGAAGGTAGCCTCGAGATCGAAAGCCAGAATCCCCAACTCGCGGTGGTCGACGATCAGCGTCGTCAACCACCGCGGATCGACGTAGCCGGTCGGTGCGACCGCTGTCGAGGTGGGTGGGCCTGCAAGTTCGACGCTGTACCCGAGTGTGAGTAGGTCATCGCGGATGGGACGAAACACGTCGACCAGCCGCGCGTCCAGCATCGCAGGGGCCCACTCCACCATCGTTACTCACCCCGAATAGACACAGTTGTTGAATGCGTAGCCACCAGACCCACTATGCGTTATCGAGGTCCAGTACCACAGGAACGATACCTCGCTGCCCGCGTGCATTGTGTAGTTCCCGTCGCCGATCACTTGAAAGGTGCGGGGAAGCGGCCCGTGGAAGTTGTAGTCCCACGGTTCCACATGCGGTTGGTAGACGTTGGCTTGGCGATTATCAGCGAAGATCTGCGCTTGGAAATTGATTGTCCCCTGGTAGGCCAATTCGGGCTTGAGCCGCACGAGCCACGGTATCCCGAAGACCGGTGATTGCTGAAGCGTGACCGTGGCCGCGGTGTCGTCGAATGTGCCCTGGCACGGAGGAAATGGTGCACGCGGATCAACGCCGTTGCCGGGTGCTGTTCCACCCGGTGAGGCGCAGGGTTGCTCGATGGCGTTTGTGATCCGTTGCCCGAGTGGACTGTTCAGATCCCCACCTCCGGTGGGTGCGCCCGCATCGCGAAGTATCTGCGGCACGCTCTGGCACCCCGAAGCCGGTGGCGGGTCCGCATGGGCGAAAGGAGCCACGAAGAGGCCACCGGCCGTACTCACTGCCAGCGCCAGAAATCTCAAACGCTGGATCCTCTGTGACAGTTTCGGCCGACACGCAAGTTTCATGCTGGTCCAACCTTTCTCACGCAGAGGGCATCGACCGGCATGCGCAGGTGAAAAGCACGTCAACCCGACGCATCACACGTCCCCCATGCCCCCTTGGATGCGACTGACTGCGCAAACCAGTATGCCACTTCAATCAGTTGACGGCTAGCGCGGCGCTCGCAAAAGTTGCTCTCGGACAATATATTCCGTAATACAAGATCGCCCTTGAACGAGGGGCGCATCGAAATATGCCGTGTCACAAAATAATTGACATACCGGTCCGTCTCACGCGGATGAGACAGATTGACCTTAGCCCAGAAATTTCGTCCGGCTGAGGTGCTGGCCTGACCGGTGTCTGATTTGCCGGTTCACGGCCGTTCTGGCTGTGAAACCGTGTGACGGGATGGCCCGGTCAGCGGGTTGGCTGCCGGGTTCCACTGGCCCGGGTGGGTTTCATGGCTCATAGAGACTGTGTTTGTGCTGTTCAGGTTGCTTGTAGCCGGGTGGTTGCGGTCAATAGCAGCCCAGTCCAGGGCCAGTGCCGGGGGAAGCGGAGGTGGACACGGCGGGCATGGTGTGCGACGCGGGCGGCGACGGAAAACAGCCGTAGTCGTAGGGTTTTCGGTGCCCAGCGCCGTGCTGGGGTGTCTGCGAGGGCGAGCATCTGCATCCAGGTGATGAGTTCGGTGGCCAGGCAGGCGATTTCGATCCAGATCCGGTTCTGGTCGAAGCTGTGCAGGGGGAGCCCGCGCAGCCCGGTGTCCTTCATCGATTTGATGCGATCCTCGCAACGAGCTCGTCGGCGGTGCCGTAGTTCCAGGACCGGGAGTTGCCCGGTGGTGGTGTTGGTCGCGAACGCGGTCAGCCGCAGCCCGTCGCGGTCGGTGAACCGCAGTTGCGCGCCGGGGTGCGGCTTCTCACGCCGGACGATGACTCGCATACCCGGTGGCCAGCCGGTCAGGTCGATCAGGCCGGTGAGTTCGGCGACCCAGGCGCCGTCGCGGACGTCTTCGTCACTGTCGTAGGCCGGTGTCCACGCCGTGTCGGGGATGGAATCGACTGCGGTGGCGGTGGTTTCGGTGAGTGTGAAACCGACGGAGTACTGCAGTCGGCGGCGGGTGAGGTAGTCGAGGAACTCGTGGGTGCCGCCACCGGAATCGGTGCGGACCAGCACTTTATGTCCGACTCGGAATCCTGGGCCGAACGGGAGCTGTTTCAACGCCGCGTTCAGCACCGTCTTGTGGTCGGTGGCGGTGTTCGATCCTGCTTTGCCTTCGCGGAGTTCGATGGCCAGGGGTTCGCCGGTGCCGGACTGTCCGTGGTCGGCCCACGCGCCGAGCGGGTGATGTCCGAAGGTTTTCTTCCAGGTCGCGGTCGCTTTCTCCTTGTCGGGGTGGGCGATCACGATGGTCGCGTCGAGATCGATCTCCAACGGGTCGGTAGCGGTGATGGCGTGATCGGGTGCGTGGTCACCGGCAGCCCGCCACGCCCGGCACCGGGCCTGATATCGGGCAGAGCGCAACGCGGACACCACTCTCGGTGCGTCGGTGGCCAGCATCGTGACCATGCGTGAGACTGTCGGGTCCGAGGCGACGTGCCCGAACACTGCGGGCTCGCAACGCAGGACCGCGATGTCGCAGAGGTGTTCACCTCCGGCGGCGACCGCGACAGCCAGGTCGAGCAGAACCTTGCCGGGGTCATGCGCGGCGAGGCTTTTCCTCCATGGCACCAACGCTTCCGATAACCCCCTGGTCAGACCGAGTTTCTCCGCGGTGCGCAACAGCAGGGTGAGCCCGGCGTGCGACACGACACCGGTTCCTGTCGCGTCTGCGGACAATCGGGGGTAGGGCGAACTATGCTCGGACACCTGAATGGTGCTCCTGATTCCTGTGTGGATTCCAGCCTTCGCAAGCGGAATTATCGCAGTTCGGAGCACCATTCTTCGTCAGCGGCACACCACCGGATCGTCAGTCCGATGAAATTTCTGGGTTAGCGCCTGTTGACCCCGGCCGACGAGGGGCGAAGGGGGCGACGAGGGACAGAGCTGGAGGGAAGCGGCGCCTCGCTTCCGGAGCCCCCGGCGCAGCGTCGCCAGCAGTGGCTCCACGGACCCGATATCGGTCGGCCACGACGCATGTCCTGGCTGGTTGTGCGGGATATCTTGGTGTGCAGCCGAATCCGCTGTTCGGCGGCGATGTTCAGCGGGCTTGACAGGGCGTCGCGTTTCGGGGACGCTAGAGGAGCGAGTGGCACACGTGTGCCCGCAGCGGCCCTGGTCTTCCTCTCCCCTCCCCTTCGGATGTGGATCGGGGCTCTTCGTGTCTCCGGTTCCGGAACCAGTTGTCTCCGACCGCCTCTCGTCTACTGTGAGCGCCCGCGGGTCTCAGTGATATAGAGCGGCACCTCCGAGTGGGCGAACCGTGTTCCCCGACAGCGGTTCACCCGGAACCGCTCTCCGATCACATTCCCTCGAAAGGTGTTGCCATGCCCGCATTCCTGCAGCTCATCCTGTGGCTGATCTCGGTCGGTCAGCTGGGTAACGGTTCCGCGGACGCTCCGGCGGATCCGAGCGCCGTGGTTTCGTTCGGCTGACAATCGCGGTGAGTGACGGTGGCGAGCGACCCGCGCCAGACGTATCGGTGGCGGGTCCTCGTCGCCGACCTCCGCAAGCAACGACTGCCGTGCTGGGTATGTGGGCAGCCGATCGACTACACCGCGAAGCGGTTCGATCCGGACGGGTTCGAGGCCGATCACGTCTATCCGGTCTCCACGCATCCGCATCTGGCGTTCGAACCGGCCAATGTGCGGCCGAGTCATGTGCGCTGCAACCGATCTCGCGGGAATGGCGAGCCTGCTCCGGCGGGTGCGTGGGTGCGGTCGGAGTTCTGAAACCATGCCTGCACGAGCCGATTTGAGATGGCTTCTCCTTATTTCACCAGCGGCCCGCTGACCCTCTACCACGGTGACTGCACCGAGGTGCTCGCTGAGCTCGTGCCGGGGTCGGTGGACGTGGTGATCACCAGTCCGCCGTATGCGATGCAGCGGGGGTCGACCTACGGCGGTGTGCCCGAGGTCGACTACCGGCCTGGACGGTCGAGTGGATGGACAAGGTCGCGTCCGTGCTGAAAGAGGACGGTTCGGTGGCCATCAACATCCGGCCCCACGTGCGGCGCAGCCAGGTCGCAGACTATGTGATGCGGATGCGGTTGGCGTTGCGGGCTGAGGGCTGGTTCGAGCACGACGAGTTGGTGTGGGTGAAACCGGACGCGATGCCGACCGGGCGGCCGAATTGGCCGGTGCGCGCGTGGGAATCGATCCTGTGGTATTCGCGGACACCGACACCGTGGGTCGATGCCCGCGCCAATGGCAACCGCATCACCGACCGGGACCGGCAGCGCAGCATGACCCGAAGCGCGGCCTTCGGTGGCCGGGCCAAGCGTCTGGGGTGGAGTCATCATCGCCCTGGTTCGGGCAAGATCGCGCACGAGTTCTCCCGCGCCAAGAACTGGGTCAGTGTCGCGGTGGCCACGGTCGGCCAGGAGGTCGATCATCCGGCGCCGTTCCCGCCGAAGCTGGCCGAGTGGCTGGTGCGGTTCTTCAGCCGCCCCGGAGCGGTCGTGCTGGACCCGTTCAACGGTGCGGGAACCACTGGTGTGGCTGCGCTCGGGCTCGGCCGCCGCTATATCGGGATCGACCAACACGCACCGTATCTCGATCTGTCGGTGCGCCGCTACCGCACCCGTGGGCTGCTGTCGGTGGGGGATACGGGGTCTCAAAGTTGAGGCCGCTCGGCTCCTCGAAACCGGGTCGGCAGTGAACTCTCCCCCCGGAGCCCTACCCCCATCGCGCACGCGCGCGCGAGGAATCATGAAAACCCTTTCTGACTAGGACGTTTCATTGTGAGTACCCCTGTGACGGGGATCCGGTTCGCCGCGTTGGCGGTCGCCGAGCTGTCGACCTTCGCCGGTAATCCCCGCCGGGGCGATGTAGATGCCATCGCCGCCTCGCTGCAGGCCACGGGCCAGTACCGGCCCATCGTGGTGAACGAGGGCACGCTGACGGGGCGGGTGATGGAGGTGCTGGCGGGCAACCACACCCTCCTCGCGGCCCGTCAGCTCGGCTGGGAGCGTGTGGAGGCGGGGGTGATCGATGTCGATGAGCAGACCGCGCGCCGGATCGTGGCCGCCGACAACAGGACAGCCGACCTCGGTGACTACGACTACACCGCTCTGTTCGAACTCCTGGACGGGCTGGACGATCTAGCCGGGACCGGTTACACGCCTGCCGATTTCGAGAAGCTGGCCGCCGCGATCATCCCGCGCGAATCCCGCACCGATCCGGAGGAGGTCCCGGATGTGTCCGAGGACGTGATCAGCGTTCCCGGCGATATCTGGCAACTCGGCCCCCACCGTCTCGCGGTCGGCGATGCCACCGAGTACTCGGTGGTCGAAGCCTTGATGGCCGGTGGGCAGGCGGACTGTGTCTGGACCGACCCGCCCTATGGTGTGGACTACGTGGGTAAGACCAGGGACGCGTTGCGGATCCGCAACGACGGCAACGCGGACCTCGACGACCTGCTCGGTGGTGCGTTCGCTTCCATGGTCGCCGTGTCACGCCCGGGTGCGCCGGTGTATGTCGCGCACGCGGATTCGGAGCGAGTGCGGTTCGAGGGCGCCTTGCGTCGGGCCGGGGTGCTGGTGCGGCAGAATCTGGTGTGGGTGAAGAACTCGATCGTGATGGGCCGCAGCGACTACCACTACCGCCATGAGCCGATCCTGTACGGGTTCATCCCCGGTGGCGACGGACGCCTCGGGCGTGGCGGGGATCGGTGGTTCGGTGACAACGCGGCGGCGACGGTGTTCGAGGTGGACAAGCCGGTCGCCAACCGCGACCATCCGACGATGAAGCCGGTCGCGCTGATCGAGGCCATGCTCGCCAACTCGCTGCGGCCGGGCGGGGTCGTGCTGGATCTGTTCGGCGGCAGCGGGTCGACGCTGATGGCCGCGCACGGCCACGGGTCGGCCGCGCGGCTGATCGAGCTGGATCCCCGCTACGCGGACGTGATCTGCCGCCGCTTCCAGGAACACACCGGGCTCGTGCCGGTCCGTGACGACGGCGAGACCGTGGATTTCATGGCCTCACGCAATCGGTGACGGTCCTCACGTAACCGGAATTCGTTTCGGCCGGGGCGAATTCCTTGCTCTGTCACCGTCCGGGCGTGGCCGATGGCGACACGGAGGGAGTTGCCGTCGTGCCCGATGATGGTGTCTGCTTGGGTGTTTCAGAACTGCTGGGTACCGGTGGAGGTGTCGGCGGCGGAGTCGCCGGTGCCTGGGATGGGCGGTTGTCGCGGAGGGGGATCTGGTTGGCGATCGAGTCCCGCATTCTCTGGATGGTTTCCGGTTCGGCCGTGTTGCGGTTGCGCAGAGACGATTCCACTGCCTGCAGTTCCGCCGGGGTCAATTCGACATCTCCGATGCGGGGGGCGATGGTGTACCAGTTCTTCTCGGGTAGGTATCGGGTGGCGAACAGGTAGCTCTTGCCTGCGGAGATCAACGGATCGTGGTCCACGAGGACGAGTTCCGCTTTGCCTGCTACGTAGCCGCCTTGCTGGTTCACCGTGACGGAGTCGGGTGGTTCCCCTTTCAACGCCTGGATCATCGTCACCCGGAACTGGGTTTCGGGCAGCGTCGGCATTCGGGTGTCGGTGCCGGACTTGTCCGCGACCGTCCCGACGAAGATCGCATCCGCCCAGCCTGCCAGCTGACGTTGGTCACCGGGGTCGAAGGCCCACGAGGGCTCCATCACCGTGGTGTGCACTCCGGGGTCCAAGGTGTCCGGGTTCGGTCCGCATGCCACGACTGCCGCGGATGCTGCGGCCGATGCGATGGTTGCCGCTACCGTGTGCCAGATCGTTTTCTTGTTCATTGTTACCCCCACAACTGACGGTACGAGTCGATGTCGATCGGGCCGAGCTTGGTGGTGTCGTCGGTGTAGGCCGTCATGATCTGTCCTTGGCAACTGTGTTTCAGGCCGAGTGCGTGCCCGAGCTCATGGGTCGCGACGTGCTGGTTCTCCGCGTCGCTGTTGCTGTCCATGAAGTGGGTGTTGAACAGGATCCCGTCGTGGGTGCCCCCTGGCGTGTATTGCCCTTCCCAGGAGACGTCGGGCAGGTTGATATCGGATATCTCGAGTTTTTCCTCGGTACCGGCGGGAACGTCGGTGGTGACATTGATGCGGCCCAGGCTGTTCCAGGTACTGATCCCAGCGTCCAGTGCCGACCCGTACTTCGTTCCCGACTTGATTGTCATGCGCCGATAGGTCACGTCGACGGAGTTGTTCTTATCGGTCAGCGGGCCGGTATTCCATGTGATCCACCCCTTTTCGAAGTACTGGCACCGCCCGACGTAGCCACCCTTCCCGTCCACGTTTCCGCCGCCGACCTCGTCGGAAGAGGGGTAGCCGTAGCGGCCGTTCTCCCAACCCGCTTGCACCCACTGATCACGAATCGCTCCCCAGACCGGATGCACACCGGTGCCGGAGGACCAGTACAGTTCACCGCCCTGCATGTGCTGACCAGCGCCGTTGTCACGCGCGCGGAACTCGTCGCTGGCGGGGAAGCCGAGTGGGCCGTTCTCCCAGTCGAGTGTGGCCCACTTGTCGCGGATCAATCCCCAGATGTTGTGAGCGTCGGTCGCGCTCGAATAGTAGATGGACCCGCCCTCGAAGTGGTTGAACCGGCCCGGTTTCCGGGCCGGTAGCTCTCTGGTGGTGGGATACTCCAACGTCCCGTTCTCCCAGCCGAGTTCACCCCATTTGTCCCGGATCCTACCGCCGATCTGATGGGCGTGGCCGTCGGTCACCAACGGATGCCAGTAGATCGAGCTGTTCTTCTCGAATCCCTGCCAGCGGCCTCCGCGCGCGGCGTCGGATTCCGGGGTTATCGCGTTGCCGAAGAAGTCGAATCCACCGGCTTCGTCGTATTCGACCTTGATCGCTCCGCCGATGGGATAGGGCGGATCGGCCGGTCGCGCGGACCCGACCGCGGGATCCAGACAGAGCAGGGTAACCGCGGCGAGTGCTGCGGCGGCCCGGACCGCGCGGGTCCGTCGGCGCTGCTCACGCCGCATGTGCCGTTGGCGGGATGTCATAACGTTCTCCTCATTGCCCCTCGCCAAGAGAAGATCATCCTTGAGCGTCGAAATTCATACTGGCTCAGGGTGATTGACTACATCCATCATGCTAAACGGGCATTCGGTCAGGTCATCGATAATCTGCCGAACGGAACGAATCGCCCATATAGATCGTGTCGGCTACCCCTACCGAGTCGGTCGGTGACGGCTCGCAGGAGATGCGCGGCCTGTGTCCGCTGGATCCCCGTGCGAGGACGTGACCTCTCGACGCTGCCAGGGATGCACCCGAGGTCGAGCATCAATGCGTGGCCATGTGCGCGGGTGCTTGCCGGATACGCCGCAGTGCGCGGGTCTGCCGCCCGGCTAGTGGAGCTGGATCCCCGCTACGCGGACGTGATCTGCCGCCGCCTCCGGGAACACCGGGCTGGTGCCGGTCCGTGACGACGGCGAGACCGTGGATTTCACGGCCTCGCGGGGGTAGTGCAGGCAGGTTAGAAGGCGGCGACCGAGGCGAACTGTTCCGGTGTCGGGTCCGGTACCGGAGCGATCTCGCTGAGGCGGCAGATATCGAATTCCCCGTCGGCCCACCGGACTTCGGCGAACCCGTCATCGGGGGTTCCGTCGTCGGGATCGATCGCCGGGTAGGCGAGGATTTTCCCGACCGTGGTGTCGACCCCCGTCTCACCGATCCAGTACACCAGAGTCCCAGCCGTCATCTCGAATACCCTTCTCTGTCAAGTCGTTTCATAGTTCCCGGTGATCCGGGCAGATACCGGGCCCGCCGGGGCGGGTGCCCGGCGGCCGGGGTTATCGCCGGTATTCGGTGAAGTCGAAGGGGCCGGTGGTTTGCCAGGTGATGGTGTCGGTGGCGGGGTCGAGTTCGGCGCGGGCGCAGGTGGTGTCCTCGTCGATGCTCCAGGTGTCGCCGTCCCAGTCCGCCCAGTCGACCCGCGCCAGGTCGATCCGGTAGTTCCCGCCCGAGCCGTGCTCGGCGGTGTAGTCGCGGATCTGGGTTTCGGCCCACGCGGTGGCGGCGTCGAGGTCGGCGTCGAAGTCTTCGTGGTCGATCTCCCGGCGGCGGCCGTCGGCGCTGATCTCGGTCAGTACCGCGACATACAGTTCGTCGGAGTCGAGCGGGGCGAGCGTGATGGTGGTCATTATTGTTGTCTCCCTTGGTGTTTCGTTCTTCCGGTACTAGAACGATAGCTCTCGTGTTGCCGGAAGTGAAGTCGGAACCCGTCGAAGAACTTCGCGAAATACGCTGATGGGCAACATGATTGGACGATGAGCGCCAAGGGGGGCTGGTCCGGAGACGGTTGCGGGTGACGCCGACACCCGCCCCGTGGTGGGGCGGGTGCCGGCTGGTCAGTCCGGTTGTGGCCGGGGTGGGATGGCCGCGAGGTTCTCCGCTGCCGAGTAGGCGGCGGAGGTGACCCAGTCGGCGAAGGTGATCGCCTGTTCGGGCAGTAGCGTGATCAGTGCCTCGCGGTCGCCTGCGAAGTCGGTCACCGCGACTCGCACGGTGCCGCCACGCACCTCGACCAGGGCGCTGCCCCAGTCCGGGATCGTGACGCCCTCCCAGTCCATCCAGTCCCCGGCGTCGGGGTCGGGCTCGTCGCGTGCCTCGGCCTTCCACTCCTGCCTGCGGCGGTCGTCGTCGTTCATGTCGTCATCCCTCGTTCCGGACTCGTGGCGGTCAGTTGGTGGGCAGGCCCGCCGCCAGCAGGACCTGCTGTGCGCCCTTGTACGCGCCGAAGAACCGGCCGTCGGCGGCATACAGGCCGTCCGCGAGCAGCCGGGCCAGCTGCACCGGGTCACGGCGCAGGTGATCGTGCAGATTCAGGCTGGGATCGGCGAGCTGCGCGGTCACGGTGGCGTGATCGGTGCCGGTGAGGTGGCCGATCGCGCGAGTGATCACCGCCCGACGTGCCAGTGTCAGGGTCCGGTCGCGGACGATACCCAGCTGGTCGAGGTCCATGGTCGTGCTCCTTGTGTCGAGTGAATTCAATTGGGGCGCTGTATGTTTCGCGCTTAGTGGCCCGTGGATCGGGCATCACCATGAACGCTCTCGCCGCGACCGAAGTCAAGCCGTATCGAATCGTCCAATAATGTTGTGGTGCAACGGTTTACGTGGCTATGGTGGTGCTTCCGGGATCATGACCGGAGGATGGACCCGCCGTCGGCGGGCGGCGGGGTGGGGCCAGGGGTGGAACCGCCCGCCAGGGTGGTGCGCCGAGTTCGAGTCTCGGACCCCACGCCAATCACAGCGCCGCATACGGCGTGGGCGGCGCTGTCTGAATACACGAAACCGGCCGCCCCTGCCCGGCGCGGAGCGGGCGGTCGGCCGTGCGAGCCGTCGTCGCTCATTCCCGCTGGGGAAGGTCGAGGCCGCCGACCAGCAGACACGGGCAGATGTTCTCGGAGGCGGGGATGGCGTCGTGCAGGTTGGCCAGCGCGGTGGTGACGGCCACCGGGCCGGAGTCCGGGTCGTGGCCGTCGGCCAGGGCGGTACCGCCGCTGGTGGTGTCGTAGACGCAGGCGTACCAGTGCACGATCTCGCCCCGGTCGACGGCCAGCCCGGCGTCGACGGTGGTGACCAGCACCTCGACCGGTTGCTCGGACCCGGGCGCGTGTCCGGCGGCGACCCGGATGCCTAGGCAGCCGCCGCCGGTGTCCACGATCGCCGCCGACACCCCGAACCGCCGCCGCAGATACGTCAGCTCGGGCCGGTAGACCTCGGAGAGAAAGGTCTTCGGAGAACTCATAGTCGTTGTGCCCCTTCAATAGGTGATCGTGCAGGTCCGGGTCCGGGTCGGCCAGCTACGCGAGCACGACCGCCGGGTCGGTGCCGCAGGAGCTCAATCGGTGTGGCGGCGGCGCTCGGAGCGGGGCCGGAGTTTGGTGGCCCGCTGGTACACCGCCGAGGGTGTGATGCCGAGTTCGCGGGCGATGGCGGTCTGTGTGCGGCCCTGCGCGATCCCGTCGGCGACCACCGCTTGCCGGTGGGCCGACACCGCGTGGGCGCGGCTGACGTTCAGCCCGCCGGTCACGTCGGTGTAGAGGTGTCCGTGCAGGATCGCCGACACGGTCGTCGCGTGTGCGCGGAACGCCGCAGCGATCCGCGCGCATGTCCATTCGTCCTCGACGTGCAACCGCACCATCTCACGGACCTGGTCCTCGTCGAAGCGGCGGCGCGTCATCGGCGCACCCGCCCGGCTCCCGACGCCATCGCGGATCGGCCCGCCGGATGAGGTGAATTGTTGAAAAGCATTGTGTCCCTTAGTGATCGAATTGGCGTGTGCCAGACGTTAGCTCTGTTCGCGGCACGCATCAACCGGCTATCGGGGGCTCCGGAGAGGTGAAAACTCCTGGTGGGCAACGAGTGTGCGGTGACGAGGAATGGGGTGAGGTGATCGTGGGCGCATCGAGGGACGTGGCCGCGCAACAGGCGTTGCAGTTGCGCAAGGCCGGGGTGGGGTACGCGAAGATCGCCGAGCAACTCGGGGTCTCGCAGGCCCGCGCCTACGACCTGGTGACCGCCGCGCTGCGGGCGCGGGAGGAAACCGCCGATATCCGTGCCCGTCTGGATCTGGAGCGGCTGGACGCGATGCTGCTGGGGTTGTGGAAACGCATCGGCCAGGGCGACGCGAAAGCGGTCGCCCAGGGGCTGGAGGTGATGCGGATGCGTGCCGATGTGCTCGCCGACCGCGCCGCCGCCGGAGACAGCGGCGCCGGGGTGGGGGACTATCTGGCGGCGGTGAAGGCCGCCGCGCGGGAGAACCGGGAAGCCCAGCAGGACACCGGCCTTCGGTTGCGGGCCGTGGAATCGTAGATGGTGGGTTCGCTGCCGGAGTCGGTCGCGGCCGCGGTCACCGAGATGGACTGGCTCACCCCCGCCGATCAAGCGGCGGTCGATCTGGCGTTGCGGTATGCGATGCAGATCGAGGCCGGGATCGCCAGGGGCGGCCAGGACGCCACCAGAGCCCTGTACCTGGGTCCGCACCTGCTGCGGGCGCTGGCCGAGCTCGGCGGTACCCCGGGCGGGCGGAGCGCGTTGGGCCACAACACATCTAGCCGGATCGAGTCGACCTTGACCCGGTTGCGTCGGGAGCTTGGGAACTCCGCGTAAAGGCTGCGAACAGCCGCGGATCTTCACCCCGCCGCTGCGGGAGTTGACCCCGCAGACCTCGCACGGGTTCTCGGTGATCGCCTTCGCCGAGCACACCCTCGGAATCCGGTTGTTGCCGTGGCAGAAGTGGCTGTTCATCCACGCGCTGGAACTCCGCCCGGATGGGCTGTACCGGTTCCGCACCGTCATCACGCTGATAGCCCGTCAAAACGGCAAAGCCCTAGACGCCGATACGCCGGTGCTGACCACGGCGGGCTGGTCGACGATGGGGCGGCTGCAGGTCGGGGATCAGGTGTTTCATCCCGACGGGCACCCGACCCGCGTAGTGGGTGCCTACGAGGTGATGACCGGTCGCCGCTGTTACGAGGTCACCACCACCGACGGCCGCACCCTCGTCGCCGACGCCGAGCATCTGTGGACCGTGAGCGATCGCCGCCGGATGCGGCGGACCGGCCGCCGAGGCGAACGCCCGCGCCGGATGTACGGGTGGGAGACGCTGACCACCGAGCAGCTGCTCGCCCGCGGGCTCAAACGCAGTGCCCGCGAGTTCGCGTTCCGGTTGCCGCGTCAGCACGCGATCATCTCCAAACCCGTGGACCTCCCAGTCGATCCGTATCTGCTGGGAGTGTGGCTCGGCGACGGCACCTCCCGCAGTGCCGAGATCGCGGTGGGCGACGGCGACGTCGGCGAGATGACCGCGCTGCTGGAACAGGCTGGGGCACAGATCGTGTCGAGCGTGCGGGGGCGCACGGCGTGGAAGGTGCGGATCCGGACCGGGCCGCGCCGGGACGGGTTCCAGGCCCGCTGTCAGCGACTCGGGGTGTGGGGCGATAAACATGTTCCGGCCGAGTATCTGACCGCGGGCACCGAGCAGCGGCTGGCGCTGCTGCAGGGGTTGATGGATTCCGACGGCACCATCGGTGCCGGGACCGCCCGCCGGTCGGCGCAGGCCGAATTCTGTTCCACGAACCAGCGTCTGGCGGCCGACGTGTTGTATCTGCTGCGCTCCCTGGGCTGGCGCGCCACCATCCGTGAGCCCGCCGCGATGCTGGCCGGGCGCGAGGTCGGCCGCCGCTGGCGGGTGTGTTTCACCCCCGAGCAGGGCGAGTACGTGCCGTTCCGGTTGCGGCGCAAAGCCGCCCGCGTCCAGGCCCCGCGCGGGCGCGGCGGTGAACGGCACGCGGTGAGCATCCGGTCGATTCGTGAGGTGGCGTCGCGGCCGGTGCGCTGTATCAAGGTCGACCGCCCCGACGGGCTGTTTCTAGCCGGTCGCGATCTGGTCCCGACGCACAACACGCTGTGCATGTTGATCCTGGCGTTGTGGCACATCTACGCGCGCGGGTCGCGCACGGTGATCGGCACCGCTCAGGACCTCGCCAACGCCGAGAAAGCCTGGGGTGAGGCGGTCGAACTCGCCGAATCGGTCCCGGAGCTGCGCGCCGGGATCCGGCATGTGTCGAAGGTCAACGGTAAGAAGGCCCTGATCTTGGCGGCGGGGGAGCAGTATCGGGTCGCCGCCGCGTCCCGGCGCGGCGCCCGCGGGTTCTCCGGTGATCTGGTGCTGCTGGACGAGTTGCGCGAGCATCAGTCCTGGGACGCGTGGGGAGCCTCGACCAAGACCACCCTGGCTCGCCCGCACGCGCAGGTGTGGGGGTTCTCCAACGCCGGGGATTCCCTATCGGTGGTGTTGCGGTATCTGCGGGCGCTGGCGCATCAAGCTTTGGGCTGGCCCGACGGCGACGCTGATGCTGCCGCACTGGGTTTGGCCGGAGACGACCTCGATACCGACGAGCTCGATGACGGCGAGGACGAGTCGCTCGGGTTGTTCGAATGGTCCGCGCCGCCCGGCGCGGCCCGTCACGATCGCGATGCCTGGGCGCAGGCCAACCCGTCGATGGGGTGGGGCACCATCACCGAACGCGCCATCGCGGCCGCGCTGCGCACGGACCCGCCCGCGGTGTTCTCGGTCGAGGTGTTGTGCCGGTGGATCGAATCGGCCGATACCGGCCCGTTCGATGCCACGGCGTGGGCGGCCACCCTCGACGCCCGCTCCGAGATCGCGCCCGGCACCCGGCATGTGGTCGGAGTCGACGTGTCGTGGAACCGGTCCCGCGCCTACATCGCCCTCGCGGGGCACCGCGTGGACGGGGTGGCGCATGTGGAGATCACCGCCGACCGCGCCGGCACCGACTGGGTCCTGGGCTGGTTGACCGACCGCCGAGACCGCATCGACGCGGTGGTGCTGCAAGCCAACGGGGCACCGGTGTCGAGTCTGCTGGCCGAGCTCGTCGCGGTCGGGCTGCCGGTGATCGCCTGGGCCGGACCCGATCTCGGGCGCGCGACCGGGCAAACCTACGACCTCATCGAGCGGCGCGCGGTGCGGCACCTCCCGCATCCGGGCCTGGACTCCGCCGCCACCACCGCGGCGGTGAAACCGGCCGGGGATGCGTGGGTGATCGATCGCCGCCGGTCCCCGCACGACGCGGCCCCCCTCATCGCGGCCATCGCCGCGCTGTGGGCGCTCGGTGTGCCCGATGACCCGCTGCCGGAGATCCATTCTTGGCCCGACGAGTTGTGGGAGGACACCGAGTGAGGACCGCCGTGCGGTCGAGTATCGCGTTGCTGCTGGAGGTTTCCGGAATCGTGGTGATCGCGGCCGGGTTGTGGCTGCTCGGCGTCGCCGGGGCGCTGCTGGCGCTCGGCATGGTGTTGCTGATCGTCGACATTCGCATCCAGCGGCGGTCGGCTCGGTCGTGAGCCTGCTGTCATGGCTGCTCGGCGGTGGTGAGGCTCGAGCGTTGACCGAGTCGGCGATCCCCCCGAACTGGGCGTCAGCGTCGGAGTCGGGCATCAGTGTGTCCGAACGTAGTGCGCTGCAGCATCTCACGGTGTACGCGTGCGTGCGGCTGTTGGCCGACGCGGTCGCGTCGCTGCCGTGGGATGCCTACCGGCGGCGGGGGCCGGTCCGCGAACAGGTCCGCACGCCTCCGGCGTGGGTGACGCGTCCGGACGACCGGTGGACCCGGTTCGAGTGGCTGTTCCAGCTGGTGTGTTCACTGGCGTTGCGCGGCAACGCCTACCTGCACGTCATCGCCCGCGACCAAGCGCAGTTCCCGCTGCTGCTGGAGGTGCTGCACCCCGACGACGTCGGCGTGCGCGGCGTCGACGTTCGGGGTGTCCCGGTGGGGGAGGCGGTGTCGTATGCGGTTGCCGGGCAGCCGGTCCCGGCGAAGAACATCGTGCATGTGCGGCGGTTCGTGCTGCCCGGCAGCGTCATCGGGTTGTCCCCGATCGAGCAGGCCCGCCAGGGCATCGGCCTGGGTCTGGCCGCCGAACGCTACGGGGCCCGCTGGTTCGGCGAATCCGCCAACCCCAGCTCGGTGCTGGAAACCGATCAAGCCCTCTCCGGGGACGCGGTCACCCATTTGCAGAAGCAGTGGCTCTCCTCCCACGGCGGACGCCGCCACCCGGCCGTGCTGTCCGGGGGTGTGAAGTGGCGGCCGATCTCCATCACCCCCGAGGAATCGCAGTTCCTCCAGACGCGGAAGTTTCAGCGCGGGGAGATCGCGATGCTGTTCGGTATCCCGCCGCACATGATCGGCGACACCGAACGCTCCACCAGCTGGGGCCAGGGAATCGAGGCCCAGGGCATCGGGTTCGTCACCTACTCACTACGGCCGTGGCTGGCCTGCATCGAAGACGCCCTGTCCGATCTCACCCCGCGCGGGCAGTTCGTCCGCTTCAACGTCGGCGGGCTGCTGCGCGGTGATCAGAAAGCCCGCTACGACGCCTACAACTCCGCGCGCACCGCCGGATGGATGTCGGTCAACGAGATCCGCGCCCTCGAGGACCTGCCGCCGATCGAGGGCGGCGACACCTATATTCAGCCCCTCAACTACGGCCCCCTCGGCGCCGACCCGACCGGCGCGGCTGGGCAGCCAGAACAGGAGAATCCCGCGAGTGGATCTGCAGACCAAGCTCCATGACTCCCTCGAGATCCGCGACTACAGCGCCCACGGTGTCGAGTTGCGCAGCGTCGGCGACACGTTGACATTGCGGGGGTATGCGTCGGTGTTCGGCACCGCCTACGACGTCGCCGGTGGCCCGGCGGTGCGCGGCGGCTTCAGCGAGACCGTCTCCCCGGGCGCGTTCGACCGCACCCTGCGCGAACGCGCCGACGTGCATTTACTGATCAACCACGGCGGAATGCCCCTCGCCAGAACGAAATCCGGCACCCTGCGCCTGGCGGCCGATGGCACCGGCTTGCAGGTCGAAGCCGATCTCGACCGCCGTGATCCGGATGTGCAGCGGCTGGAGACCAAGATGGCGCGCGGCGATATGGACGAGATGTCGTTCGCGTTCCGGGTGAAAGACGATGTGTGGAGCACCGATCAAACCGAGCGCCGCATCACCGAGATCTCCCTGCACAAGGGCGATGTCAGTGTCGTGAACTTCGGCGCGAACCCCGCCACCTCGGCGACGCTGCGGGCGGTGAACCTGCGCAGCGTGCTGGAGGTGTTGAACCACACCGAATTCGAGTCGATGCTCGCCGAGGCACGAGCCCTCGGCCCGGACCGGATCGGTGACGCCCACCAGCTGCTGGCCCGCCTGCATCACGAACTGCACCCCGCCGCCGTGACCCCCGATCCGGTTCCAGCTACGGCTACCGCGAGCGCACCCGCCACACCCGAACTCGAACCGGAGCCGGTGATGATGCCGTCGCGGCGGACGCTGCGGCTGGCCGAGCTGATCGGCCTCGGCGACGGTACCGATCTGAAGTAATCCACACCTATCCACAACGTAATCCACAGCGCGCGAGCGCGTTTCCCGGCTCCTGGCACTGGAGACCGGGGCTGACACAGCCCTGGCACTGGGCGAATTGGCCTGGCACTGGCCGCCATTCCCCTGTTTCTCCAATACTTTCCAGGAGTCTTGCTGATGGATGAGCGACTGACTCAGCTCATCGCTACCCGCGAAGAACGCGCCAGCCAACGCGAGCAGCTGCTCGCCGAGCGCACCACGATCCTGTCCGCGGTCGCCGGCGAGGGCCGCGAAGCCCTCACCGAGGACGAAGACACACAGTTCCGGGAACTCACCACCCAACTCAAAACCACCGACACCGAACTGTGCGGCCTCGACGAACGCATTACCGAGCTCACCGACGAACTCGACCGCGCCCGGCTCATTGCCCGCGGCTCGGCAGCTGCTCTGCGAGCACGCAGCCTCGTGCAGGTCACCGATGAGCCCGCCACCTACACGCGCGGCAACGGCCACTCCTATATCCAGGACCTGATCCGATTCAGCTTCCGGATGGACGCCGACGGCGAGGCCGAGACCCGGTTGCGCCGCCACGGCGACGAGGTCGCCCGCAACACCGAATACCGCGACCTGGACCGCACCGACGGGCACGGCGGGTTCTTCGTCCCACCCGTCTGGTTGATGAACCAATTCCTCGACCTGGCCCGTGCGGGGCGCGCGGTGGCCAACCTGGCGATGTCGGATGTCCTGCCGCCGGGGACCGATTCGCTGAACATCCCGAAGGTCGCCTCCGGCACCAGCACCGAGGTGCAGGCCGCCGACAACACGCAGGTCTCCGACACCGATCTGGCCGACACCTACGTGTCCGCGCCGGTCCGCACGATCGCGGGCCAGCAGGACATCGCCGTGCAGCTGCTGGATCAGAGCCCGATCACCTTCGACCAGATCATCTTCTCCGACCTGATCGCCGACTACGCCACCAAACTCGACATGCAGACCATCGGTGGCTCCGGCACCGCCGGACAGGTCCTCGGTATCCGCCACACCCAGGGCATCCAGACGATCGCGGCGACGCCGACGGTGCAGGGGGTGTACGGGGCGATCGCGGACGCGATCCAGCGCATCCACACCACCCGCTTCCAGCCCCCCACCGTGATCGCGATGCACCCGCGACGGTGGGCATGGTTCCTGTCGCGCCTGGACGAGCACCTGCGGCCCTTGGTGGCGCCGCAGCAGAATTCACCGGCCAACGCGCTGGCCACGCTCGGCGCGGTGGCCGCCGAGCAGGTCGTCGGCAATCTGCACGGGCTGCCGGTGGTGACCGACCCGAACCTGCCGACCAACTTGGGTGCCAAGACCGACGAGGACGTCATCCTCGTCATGCGCGCCTCTGATTTGCGGTTGTACGAGTCCGGGATCCGGACACGGGTGTTCCCGTCCCCGCGCTCGGCGACGCTCACGACCCGGTTGCAGGTGTATGGGTACATCGCGTTCACCGCGGCCCGGTATCCGCAGTCGATCGTGGAGATCGGCGGACTCACCACACCCGACTTCACCCAATAACCCCCGCACCCCACCGGTGCGGGAGCGTGCACCGGCATCGCGTCCGGGCCCCTTGAACCCCCCTACATTCCTGTAAAGGGCGGGGCCGGTCAAGCGGTCGTGTGACTATTTCCGCTGGCTGCCCGCAGTGTGTTTTGTGGTGGGGACGCGTGTAACCGCCTTCCCGGGTGGTGCAGGGAAGTTGCGAGAGGGGTCGGTGATTCGGTTTGTTGTGTCGTCGTTCTCCAGGTCGTCGATGAGTTGACGCGTCAGGCCGGGTGGTCCCGGCTGTCGTGCATTCCTTCGCCTGCGACAGGGTGGGGCGTGGAGCTCTGCGACACGCGGCATACAGGGTCAATCAGAAATTCGACCACGCCGTCACGGGGGCCGGAAGGAGGGACGACCACGTGCATGCCGCGGCCGGGATGCTCACCCCGCGTTCCTGGCCAGCGCCCGGATCTCACCGTCGCGCAGGCCGTAGTAGACGAGGATGAGCAGCTTGCGGGCCGCCGCGATCTTGGCGATGTTGCGCCCGCGCCGGTCGGCGATCCGGTCGCGGTCGGCGCGGATCTTGGTGGTGCCGCCGACCTGAATGGCTTCCACCAGCGCCCACCGCAACAACCGGGACCCCTGCTTGGTGATCTTTCCGCGGTGCACGGTGGTGTCGGATTCGCGGTGGCGTGGGGTCAACCCCGCCCAGGAACACAGCTGCGCGGGCCCCCGGAACCTGTCCACCTCACCGATCTCGGCCACCAGCACCGCCGCCAGCACCGGGCCGATCCCGGGCAGCTGCTGGATCGTTCGGTAACCACGGTGGCCGTCGAGCCGGGCCGCGATCCGGGTGGTGAACGTGTCGACTTCGGTGTCGAGGACATCGATCAAGTCCAGCAGCGATCTCACCCGCTGCGCGTAGACCTCGTCCAGGCGGACCTTGGCCAGTCCGGCCCGTCCCTGGACCCCGAACAGATCGGAGGCCGGGATGAGCACTCCAGCCTTGGCCAGCACGCCGTGCACCTGAGCCTTGAGCCCGGACCGCAGGTTCACCAGTTTGGCCCGGTAACGCACCAACTCCCGAAGCTCTCGGGTCGGCGGTGGCGCGATCCACGCCTCGGGCAACCGGCCCATCCGCAACAGATCCGCCAGGTCCGCGGCATCGCGCACATCGTTCTTCACCCGCCGATGCTGAAATCCCTTGACTCCCAACGGATGCGCCAGATGCACCGTGGCACCGCACTCTCGGAGCGTGTCCACCGCCCAATACCAGCCGTAACAGGCTTCCACCACCACCTCCGGCGCCGGACCGGCCTGCCGGATCTGTTCCGTCAGCACCGCCGGATCGTTGGCGATCTTGACCACCCCGATCCGGTTGCCGGCTTCGTCCAGTCGGACGATCACCGACCGGCGACGATGCAAATCAATACCCACGAACTGCTTTCCGCCATCCTCGTTCACCAGGGGCCTCCACAAACTGTGCGGAATCTGACACCCCAGCATCAGCCGAGACGCCACAGGAGCGGGAGACCCCGCCCCTTACATGGCATCAGGGATGGGAGGCAATGCCCGATGCGGCATTTGATGATCACCGCCGGTGATCTGACCATCGAAATCAACAGAGAGGATCCTGTGAGTAATCAGGACACCATCGACGCCATCACCGCGCAGCTGACCAAGGTCAAGGCCGAGATCCTCGGCAAGATCGACCAGCTGGAAAACAGCGGCGGGGCAGCGGATTTCACGGCGCTCAAGTCGCTGGTCGATGATCTGGACGCCATCGTGCCGGACCAGCCCGACACCGACAAGCCGGATGCTGACACCCCGGATGCCGAGCAGCCCGGCACCGAGCCGGGCACGGATCCGGCTGCCGAGCCGGGCACCGACCCGTCGGGCACGGGCACGACTCCGGCCGGTGTGGATCCGGCGACCGGCGAGCCGCTCTGATCGACCCGAGAACCGCTGGCGGCCTCACGAACCCCTGGGTTCGTGGGGCCGCTGGGCGGCAGTGCTGTCACCGTGTCGATGAAGAGGAGGGTTAGTTGATGGCTCGTGACATCGAAGCCGACTACCGCCGCGCCTACCTCGAGCAGTACCAGCGCGCCCGCACCGCCGGACGCACCGCCGAGGCCGACCGGATCGCCGCGGTGCTGCGTGCGCGATTCGGCCACGACCCCGCCCCGGCCGCTGTAGCACCGGAATCGGGCGAGGGCCCGCCGCGTCGCGCCCGGGGCCCGAAGACGCGGGCGGCGGCCGAGCCGCTGCCGGAGACCACCGCGGCGGACTGAGCGTGAATCGTGGTGAGCCCCTGGCGGATCCGCCCGCGGTGCTGCCGCCGCTGGCCGGTACTCGGGAGTTGGCCGATTACGAGGCGGGCAGCCCGGAGCTAGCCCTGCATATCGCGAACGCGTTGGTGCGGGACTGGTGCGGCTGGCATATCGCCCCGACCGTCACCGAGACCGTGGTCGCAGACGGGTCCGGAACCGCGGTGCTGGTGCTGCCGACCTTGCACCTGCTCGATGTCCATACCGTGACCGAGAACGGGTACCCGGTCGATCTGGAGCGGGTGCGGTGGACGGGCTCAGGCTATCTGCGTCGCGACACTTCGTGGACGGATTGCGAGGGTGGTGTGCGGGTCGGGATCACGCATGGCTGGCCCGACCCTCCACCGGTTGTCGCTGCCGTCGTGCTCGGCATCGCCAAACGCGCCAAGGATACCCCCGCCACCGCGATCCGGGCCCGGACGGCCGGGCCGTTCAGCGAAACCCTCACCACCGGCCCGGACGGCTCGATCGGCGGGATCACCCTCACCGCGACAGAGCGAGACCTGCTCGCGCTCTACCGGATCGTCGCGATCGCGTGAGTTTGCCGTTGCGCAGCATCGTCGGTCATCACCGCTACCGCGACGGTGGACGAGACGCCCACGGCAACCCGATCGAGTACTTCGAGCCTGCACTCGACGCGGCGGGCGAGCCGGTGCGGGTGTACGGGTGGGCGCCGGTCTCCTCGACCGAGCCGGCACTACCCGGCCATACCCGGGTGGTGACCGAGGTCGACCTGTACACGGCACCGGGATTCGTCCCCGGTCCCCACGACCTCATCGACTTACCCGCCGCCCCGGCCGGTCGCTTCGAAATCGTCGGCTTCCCCGCCGATCACGGTCACGGACCGTTCGACTGGTCACCCGGGTCGGTGATCCGACTGAAGAAAGTAGACGGATAAACCTCATGCTCACACCGAAGATGAAGTGGGACAACAACGCTCACTACGACCTGCGCCGGATGCGCGGGCTGGTGCGCGATCTCGAAGCCCGTGGACGCCGCGTCGCCGCCGCTGCCGGGGACGGGTTCGCCACGACATCGGCTCAGGGCGCACGCCGCCCGGAGGGCCGCTGGCGGGTCACCGTGTTCCCCGCGACGGCGAAGGCCGCCCGCCGCAACGCGCGTGACAACACCCTGGTCAAGGCGCTGAATTCGGCCCGCGGACGCTGAGGCCCGTGCCGGAGCTGGTGGTGTTCCCGGCGGTCGAAACCGTGGTCGTGGCCTACCTGACCGCGCGGCTGGCGGCTCGTGGGGATCCGGCGAGGATCGCGACCGCTGTTCCCGATCAGCGCCCGCCCCGCCTGGTGCGGGTCACCGCCGCCGGTGGCGGCAACGATCGGCTGGTGCTCGCCGCGCGCACGGTGATCGTCGAATGCTGGGACACCCGCGAACCCGCCGCCGCCGAGCTCGCCGAGCTGGCTCATGCGATCCTGCTGGCCGCTGCCCGCGACCCGGCTGAGCCCCGCATTCGTGCCGTCACCACCGTCGGCGCGCCTGCCAATCATCCCGACCCCGATACCCGCTGCCCGCGCTATCAGTGCACGGTCTCGATCGACCTGCGCGGGCGACCCGCGTGACCACCGTGTCGATCACTCGTTCGCTCAACCGGTTTCGACTGGCTCGTAGGCGGCGCCAGTGGTGCGGCGCGATCCGCGGGTGGAGGGATGTCCCGGGGCAGCTACGCCCGGTTCAGGGTCCGCTCATTCCGCCGCTGAACCCGCCCATCTGCCCCCTCGGTGGGGGTGGGAGCTTGACGCGCCGGTTGTACTCGTGCAGGTATGCCTCTTCCCAGCGGGGCCAGTCGAGGTAGGTGTCGCCGGCGGCGGCTCGATAGCGCCGGTACTGTTTCTTCTTCGTCAGTGTCAGCGTCTGCTGTGCTTGTCGCGCCGCCTGCCGGGCCTTCGCCAAACCACGCTCCACCTGCCCGCGGGTCAGTTCCACGGGAGGGTCGTCGAAGATGCCGGGTCTGCGGGGCCACATGGGGTCTCCTCCGGGTCTGCTCGTTTGTCCTGGGGCACCGCCTCCGCGCACGCCGGGTTTTCGAGCGTGGAGATTGTCGGCGTGCGCGGTGTCGACGCTGCGGCAGACCGCCGTTGACGTTGGCAGTGACGGTTCCGATTCTGGGGCCGGCGATCAGTCCAGGCTGTCTCGGATCGACCGCAGCCTGTCGTATACCCTCCGTGCTCGGGTTCGCAGCTGTTCGTCGTCCAAGCCTCCCGCGTCGTTGCGGAGGTCGGGGTCTGCCACGTAATCGTCGACGTCAGCGAACAGGCCATCGAGCAGGTCGAACACGTCGACAGGGAATCGAGTCTTCTCATTTTTGAACATCCGGAGATACGAGGACTCGAATTCCTGAGCCGAAATCCTGTCGTCGACGAATCGGGATATGAGTTCTGTGTAGCCCGCGAGTGCTCGGTGTGAGTCCATCTCATCATCCGGCTGGTGCGGAGATGGCGGTGGAGGCGTCCGGGCATGTGGGTGCGGCGTGGCGGAGGTCGGTTTTGAGGGTGTTGTCGTGGGCGGTGATGCGGGTTGCCAGGTCGGGAGTGACCGATGATCGGGGGTAGACGCCGAGCCAGATGTCTGCGGGGAGTGGTGTCAGGTAGCCGCCGCAGACTGTCGCGATGATTTGGTCGGCCGGTGTGTTCGCCGCGGCGGCGGGGTCGAGGCCGACGATGTGGAATCGGTATTTTCCGTCTGTTTTGCCGGGGTAGCCGATCTCGGTGTAGACGTCCTGGACGGATTTACCGGCGAAGCTGTCCAGGGCGACGATCGTGTGGTCGTCCGGAGGGACGGCGTAGCCCGTCGACGAGGTGGGGGTGTCGGGCAGCAGGCGCTGCCCGAGGATCCAACCGGCCGCCGCGACCGCGACGACACCGATCGCGATCAGCGTTGCGCGCTTTCGTGAGATCGTCATCTGGGGTCCATTCATTTCCGGGGAACGCCTTTGAGTCCGACGGGCACGTAGTAGTAGAAGTCCTGGGACGACACGACTTTCTTGGCCTGGGTGTCGTATTTCTGCAGCGTGTATTTGTAGGTGTTGTATTCGAGGTAGCCGTCGGCGGAGTAGGTGGGTGCCAGGTCGTCGCCGGGGAGGTCGGCGGTGGCGGTGAAGCTGTTGAGATTCTGGATCGCGGTCTGTTCTGTGGTGGTCAGTTTCGATCCGATCTTCGCGTTGACGTCGCCGACGTCGAGACCGGTGTCGGTGGACAACTCCGAACTCTGGGTCAGTGTGTTGGTCACGCTCACGCTGTGGGAGTACTGGAGGTGACAGGTGCCGTGCGCGGTGGTCGTGCACGACACGACGGGTGCCTCGCCCTGGAGGGTGCTCACTCCGATGAACTGGACGTTCACCACGTTGTAATCGTAGTCGGGGTAGCACACGTCTCCCCATATCCCGTAGTTGTTCTTGTGGTAGCCCGACGCGCAGTTGTCCCAGGTCCATGGGTCGTGGTGCGGACTGGAGACCTCATGAACCGCGCTGGTCGGCCGGGGTCGTGTCGGCACGGCCGCGGGCTGGGCAGGCGGTGCCGGCGCGGCGGCGGGCCCTGGCGCCGGTGGTGCGGCGGGGGCGCCGCGGGGGCTCCCGACCCCTCCCCCCCCCCCCCATCCCCCCCCCGCCCCCCCTTTCCCCCCCCCCGCCATGCCGGGACAACCTCGAGACAATTCGGGGGCCGGGGCCAATGCCGGAGCACTCACTCCGCCACCGATCGCACCCGGTACCGGCGCGCCCATCGTCCCGGCACCCACCGGACCCCAATCCCCGGCCCCCGAATTGTCTCGAGGTTGTCCCGGCATGGCGGGGGTGGGTAACGGTGGTGCGGTGGTGGGCGGGCCCGGTGGAGCGCTCGGCAGGGGTGGTGTATCGATGCACGGCCAGCCCGGATGCATCTGCTGCCACTGCTCACACGGGATATAGCCCTGCGCGGTCGCCGCCCCTGTCCCGAGACCGGTCGCGACGAGAGCGCCAGCGACCAGCGTCCCGGTGGCGGCGATCACCAGGACAGTGCCGCGCCGGATGCGATGTGACGCACGTCTGCAACGACTGTCGCGTGGATTCATCGGGATGCTCGGCTTCCTGTCAAACGGATAGGAGACAACGCGGTCAGCGGACCAGCGACCTGTCCGGTTCACAGCCAGAGGGGGTCGCCGTAGGCGGTGGTGGAGTGGTCCTCGGTCGGGGTGGCGATGGAGGCGGTGGCGAACGAGCGCAGCGACACCGGGCCCGCGCAGGCCGAGACTTTGATCTCGACCTGATCGGCCGCGATCACGCCTTTCGATGCTTGCAGTGGTTTGCTGCCGAAGGTGACGGTGGTGATGCCGCCGGGTTTGACGGTGGTGGAGATGTTCGGTGAGACCGATGCGCTGCCGCCGATGCTCAGGCTGGGTGGATAGGAGATGTTCACCGACGCGTTCGGGCCGATCGAAAAGCTCAGGCCCACGGTCAATCCCGAGCTGACGTCCACCTGGCAGCCGATCTGGTACCCGTAGGACACGGTCGCGCCGGTCACCGGCACGCCCCCGGTGCCGCCGATCTGGGCGACCGCCTTCAGCGACACGAACCCCTCATGGGTGAACGGGTCGGCATCCAGGGACGGGTTGCGGTCGATACTCTCGGCCGTCTTGGTCACCGTCAGGCTCCAGCCGTCCCCGGTGGTCACCGTCCGCGCCTTGTCGGCAACCGGGTCGGCGGTAGCCGGACCGGCCGCTACCGCACCGGCCACAGCCGTGCTGGCCAGGATGCATGCGGCAGCGGTGGCGCCCTTGGTGGTTCTCATATCGACAACAAACCCCCGATAGCTAACAATTGGCAAATCGAATCGAACGATGGCACGCCTCGCCGATGAACGGAAGCGAATGTGAGCACCGTCACTTTCGGATGGAAGTAAGCGGTAGGCTCACCGGGCCGCGACGCGAGTCCTGCACAATCTGCTGAGCAGGCCCGTCGGCGGCCAGCCGGATATCCCACCGGAGGCGGGGCGGATACCCGTTCGCGCCCGGCGTGGCCGCGCCCGGCTTCTGGTGCGCCCGCATCGTCGAGATCACGCACCCGCGTCATCGGATCCGATACCCGAATTCGGCAGTATCGCAACCCTTTTCGAGCAGGCCCGGTCCTTTCCTGCATCTGAAAGGGCTCTCCATTTCATGGCAAGTTCGGTTGCCAACGTCTATGCCGCCATGCCCCGAGCCACCGGCACGCTGTTGCGTGCCCCGCTCGGCACCCCCGGCCCGGCCAACGCCGTCGCCGAATTGTCTTCCGCCTGGGTCGATCTCGGCTATATCGGCGAGGACGGCTACACCATGTCGGAGTCACGCGACACCGACAAGAAGAAAGCGTTCGGCGGCAACGTCGTCAAGATCCTGCAGACCGACTACAGCCTGACGATCCAGTTCAGCTTTCTGGAGTCGATCAACGCCGACGTGCTGCGCGCGGTGTACGGCGACGACAATGTCACCGTGCGTGGTCCGTCGATCCGGGTGCGGCACAACAAGGCTCCTCTGCCGCACGCGTCCTGGGTGATCGATACTCTCGATTCCGCGGTCGGGCTGCGCCGGATCTGGATCCCGGACGGGCAGATCACCACGGTCGACGACGTGCAGATCGTGCACACCGAGACCATCGCCTACAAGGTCACCGTCGAATGCTTCGAAGACGCCGACGGCACCCCGCTGTACGAATGGGTGCACATCGGGCGCCCACCAACCCAGTGGACCGTCACCGTCGACGGCAAGCCCACCGGCGGTGAGTTCACCCTCGCGGTCGACGGAAAGCCCGCGGCCGCTGTCGGATTCGACGCCACCAACGCCGCGGTGCGTTCGGCGCTGGCGGCGGTGGTCGGCGCCGAGGGTGTGACCGTGACCGGCGCGGCCGGTGGCCCGTACCAGGTCACCCTGTCCGGTGGCGGCACGTTGACCGGCAGCGGGTCCGGCCTGACCGGCGGCACCGCGCCCAAGCTCACCGTGACCGCCGCGACCTCCGTGAAGACCGCCGCCTGAGCGCGGCCGTCCCCTTGTTCCCCGCCCGGTGAGGTTTCACCTCCCCTTGGACCGGGCCTGCCCTCGCCGGGCGGGCACCCCTGTACGGCCCTGTCCCCCTGTCGGTTTCCAGATTCCGAGGAGGAGTCGCGCTCTGATGCTGGAGAAGTTCAGCTACACCACTTCCGCCGGTAAGAAGCTCAGCCTGCCGCGCATGGAGAACGTCCCGTTCGGGCTCATCCGCCGCTTGCGGAAGGAGGACGACACCGAGCAGTTCTTCGCCCTCATCGAGGGCGTCGCCGCCGGCAAGGATCTGGCGGTGATCGACACGATGACCCAGGCCGAGGTCAAGGACCTGATGGACGCCTGGCAGAAGGACTCGACCATCTCGCTGGGGGAATCCTCGGGCTCCTGAGCTTGCTCGACAAGTATCAGGACGCCGTCGAAGCCGACCTCATCCGCACCGGGCTACGCCTGCGCGACGTTGGCACCGACACATTCGATTGGCGCGATCTGCTGGTCCTGGTGCGCCAGGCTCCGCGCGATTCCGCGCTGATGGCCGCCGCGCACCCGGAGGCTGCCCGCTGGGGACAGTCGGAGTTCCTGCTGGCCGAGCTGGTCGATCTGACCGCGCTGCTGCTGTGGGCGAAAACCACCGACGGCGCCAAGAACAGAAACCGGCCCCGCCCGTACCCGCGCCCCGGTGTCGACGACCCGGATACCCGCCGCGTCACCGGGCATGCCGTCCCCCTGACGGAGGTTCGAGACCGGTTGCGCGCCTTACGAACCCACGCCGAACAGAGGAGGTGAGCCTGTCGTGACCGCTGGTGGTGTCGAGCTCGGTACCGGGTATGTGTCGCTGGTCCCGTCCACCGACCAGTTCGGCCCCGGCGTGGACAAGGCCCTCGGTCAAGCCCAGGGCGGCGCCGATAGCGCGGGCCGGTCGATGGGGTCGCGGTTCGCGGCCGGGTTCACCGGTGTCTTCAAATCCGCTGTGACGGCGGGTGGTTTGGGTGCGGCGGTGTTCGGTGGCGCCGCGCTGAAGTCGGGCCTGTCGCGGTTGACGACGATCCAGAACGCCACCACCAGCCTGACGACGATCATGGGTGACGCCGCCCAGGCCGGGCAGTTGATGGAGCAGGTCAAAAAGACCGTCAACGGTACCCCGTTCAATCTCGATCAGTTCGCCGATGTGGCGAAAAACCTGGTCGCGATGAATGTTCCCGCGGCGAAGGTGCCGGGGTATCTGACCGCGATCGGTGAGGCCGCCGCCGCGTCCGGTAAGGGCGCCGAGGGGGTGTCGCAGGTCGCGGACGCGTTCGGGAAGATGGCCGCCACCGGCAAAGTCTCCCTCGACGAGGTGTGGACGGTGTCGCACGCGGGTGTGGACGCGCTCGGCATCTTGGCCAACGGGTTCGGGGTCACCACCGACGAGATGCAGAAGATGATCTCGAAGGGTGCGGTACCCGCCGACCGGGCCCTGGACCTGCTCGCCGACGGCATCGTGCACGGTTCCGACGGCGCGGCCGGGGCCACGGTCGCCCTAGCCGGCACCATGGCCGGGCTCCGCAAGACCCTGACCGGCGCGAGCGGCGGGTTCAAGTCCGCGATGGCGCGGTTCGGGGCGGGCGTGCTCGCGCCCTGGGTACCGGTGGCCACCACCACCCTCACCGGTTTGGCGGGCGGGCTGGACACGCTGACCCCGAAGATTCAGGCGTTCATGCAACGCCTCGCCGACTCCGGCGCGGTCGAGCGGTTCACCACCGCCATGGCGAATCTGCCCGCGACGATCGATCAGGTCACCAACCGGCTGGGCGGACTGGACTTCTCGACGATCAAAGACCAGATCGGGTCGGTCGTCGGCTCCCTCACACAACTGAGCACCACTGCCAGCCAGCCCAGCGGCGAGGGTGGTGGCGGGTTCTGGTCGAGTGTGGTCTCCGGCATCAGCGGGCTCGGGTCGGCACTGGGGTCGGTCGGCGTGGATGCGGTCACCGTGCTCACCGCCGCCCTGAAATCGCTCAGCGACGTTCTCACAGTGTTGGCCGACCATGTCGGGCTGGTCACCCCGCTGCTGATCGCGATGGCCGCCGCGTACGCGACCAGCCAGACCGTGCAGACCGCCTACCAGGCCGCGAAAGTCATCCAGACCCCGGCCATGTTCGCGCAGCTGGCGGTGCAACGCCAGCTGACGGCCGCGCTCGCCCAGCACACCGCCGCCCTGTCCGCGAATACCGTTGCGACCGGGGTGAACACGGGCGCCCAGACCGCCCAGACCGCCACCACTGTCCGTGCCCGGGTCGCCGCACTGGCCTCGGCGGCGGCGTCGCGGGCCGCCGCTGCCGCGCAATGGTTGTGGAACGCCGCGTTGACCGCGAACCCGATCGGCCTGGTCATCGCCGCGATCGCCGCCCTCGTGGCGGGGCTGGTGTGGTTTTTCACCCAGACCGAGACCGGCCGCCGGATGTGGGAAACGGTCTGGGGCGGAATCCAAGTCGCGGTGTCTGCCGCCTGGTCCTACATCAAACCGATCTGGGATGGGTTCCTGGCCGCGCTGGGCTGGATCGGCGACAAACTGGGCTGGTTGTGGTCCAACGTGGTGTCGCCGGTGCTCGGCTGGATCGGCTCCGCGTTTTCGGCCTGGTGGGCCGGAGTGCAGGTGTACCTGGGGCTGTGGCGGACCGGGCTGTCCGAGGCCGGGGATGTCGTGTCCGGGTGGTGGTCGTTCATCCAGCCGATCTTCGGGTTCGTCGCAGATCTGGTGTCGGCGTGGTGGTCCGGGGTACAGGTGTATCTGGGCTGGTGGAAGACCGGACTCACCGAGGCCGGGACGGTGGTGTCCGGGTTCGCCGACGGTGTGCAAGCCGGGTGGCGGCTGATCGGTGCCGCGATCGAGACCGGCAAGCGCTGGTTCACCGATCTACGTGATGTCGTGGTGCAGGCGATCGGGAAGATCCTGGAGTACTGGGACAAGATCAAAGGTATCGTCGGCACGGTCGGCGACGTCGCGGGCAAGATCGGCGGGGCGATCGGTTCCGCGGTCACCCACGTGATTCCCGGTCTGGCGCAAGGTGGTTCGGTCAACGGGCTCGGCGGCGGAACCTCCGACAGTATCCCTGCGCTGTTGTCGGCGGGCGAGCATGTGGTCACCGCCCGCGAGGTCGCCGCCGTCGGCGGGCACACCGGCATGTACCGGCTCCGCGCCGCCATGCGCGCCGGTGCGTTGCGGTTCGCGGGCGGAGGCGCTGTCCCGCACGGCATCCGCGACGCCCTCGCCGCCGCGCGACGGGTGACCGGGCACCCGTACCTGTGGGGCGGGATCGGCCCGGACCGGTTCGACTGCTCGGGGTTCATCTCATTTCTGCAGCGGGTCGCGATGGGGATGGCCGACCCGGCACGGCGGCTCTACACCACGCTGGATCTGCTTGCCGGGCGCCTGGCCGGACTGGAATCCGGGCTGGGCCCGCCGGGCACCCTGTTCCAGGTCGGCGCGAACGAAGACCACATGGCCGCCACTATCGATGGCGAGCCCGCGGAAGCTGGTGGCTCCCACGGCACCTCGCGTCTCGGCCCGCCGGCGGTCGGCGCTGCCGATCCGCAGTTCACCCGCCAGTTCCATCTACCGAACGAGCTGATTGCGGGATGGGCGGACGGCGCACGCGGCGACGCAGCATCGGCGGCGCAGTCGAGCGTGCGCGCAGGGTCGGGCACGCAGGCCACCTGGACCGAGCAGGACGAGACGAAACTCGCGTCGGCGCAGACCGCGGTCGAGCAGGCCAAGGCCCGCCGCGACAAGGTCTACGCCGACAACAAGAAAACCGACGCCGACCGCCGCCAGGCCGACCTCACCGTGGAGAAAGCGGAACAGAAAGTCGTTGCGCTGCAAAAGCGCAAGGACGACGTCGCCTCCGGGGCCGCCGACGCGCCGCCCGCGCAGGCTCCCGCGCTCGAGCGCCGGTTCACCGAGGAGGAGCTGGCGCGCATCGACGCCCAAGCCGCCGTGGACTCGGCCAGCGAGCGCCGCAACGAGGTGTCCGCCGATCTCGATGCCAGTCCGAACGAGAAGCTCAAGGCCGACGCCGAACTGTCCCGCGCCCAGGACAAGCTCGACGAGCTGACCACCAAGGGCAGCAAGGTTCAAGGCCGGATCAAGGATTTCGTCACCGATGTCGCGGGGATGGCGTTCGACGCCGTCCTGGCGGAGCTGCCCGGCGGCATCGGCCAATCCCGGTGGTGGAGTATCGATTACAGCCCGCTGGTCGAGGCTGGGCAGAGTCTGTCGCAGCGCGCGGCGCAAGCGGTCGGCCCACTGCCGGTATTCACCCCCGAAGCGATCTCGGCGCAGCTGGGTTACACCCCGGTCGCCGGGCAGCCGCCCCCGCCGTGGTGGGACAAGTTGCGGCCCAAGGTCTTCGACACCGGCGGCTGGCTGCGGCCCGGTGAAGTCGCGATCAATCTCTCGCGCCGCCCCGAGCCGGTGTTGTCGAGTCCGGCGCAGATGCAGGCATTCCTGGGCGGGTTCGCCCCGGCGGGTGCGGGGGTGGATGCCAGTGTGCGCATCGACACCCTCCACACCGGGATGAGCGCGGCGGAGTTCCGGCGGGAGTGGGCGGCGATGCAGCTCGCGCAGCGCCAGCGCGCCAAGACCTGGACACCGCGGTGAACATTCCCGAGGCCACCCGGATCCTGATCGAGGGCGCGGGCGGGCAACGGCTGACCGTGGCCGGACCGGGTGCCGGCACCGACGGAGTGGTCCTCGCGGATGTCGACTCGGGTACCGAGTTCGAGAACTTCTTCGAGGCCCCGACCACCACGATCTGGAACGCCACGGCCTATCAGGTGGGCGCGGACTTCGGCGGGGCGCGGGAGGAGAAATTCGACTTCACTCTCGCTTTCCACATCCTCGCCACCGCCACGGCCTCCTGGCGCGCCGCCTACGAGCGGTTCCGGCTGGCGTTTTCGTTCAAACGCGACTCCGGGTTGCGGGCCGAGGTCGGCGACAGCAGCCGCCTGCTCACCGTCCGCCTCGGCGCCAAGCCCGCGGTCAAGGTCACTGGTGACCCGAACGCCGACGGCTACGCCTTGGCGGTGGTGCCGCTGGTGGGGGCGTATCCGCGCTGGTGTGAACCGGATGTGGTGTCGCAGTTCGTGACCACGACCGACACCACCGGCGGCGGGGTCGAGTCCGGATATGTGACGGTGTCGAATCCGCTGCCGGTCGATTACGAGATCTGGCCGCGCTGGATCATCCAGGGCGGCAAAGACATCGTGTGGACGATCCCCGACTTCTCCTGGGGCTCAGGCGAGTTCGAGCGTGCCGAGATCGATCGTGATCGCAAGATGGTGATGCCGCCGCTGCTCGACGGCGAGCATGTGGTGATCGACACCGATCCGCTGGCCCGTAACGGGCAAGCGAATTCCTCGATCGACACCGAGTTCCCCGCCCGCATGAACGGCCAACGGTTCTGCTACCCGCTGCCCGGCGCAACGCCGGAGACGAAGATCCCGGTCTCGGTGACCGGGGCACCGGTGGGGGCGGGGGTTCAGGTGCGGTGCCCGCGGCCGTGGCCGCGCCCGTGGGGTGGCCTGGATTGACCGCCACCGTGGCGACCATCGACTTCGACGCCGTCTTCGCCGACATCACCGCCCGCCTGAAAAAGGAAACAGCGCAGCGGATCTCGCGGCCGTTGGTCCGGTTGTGGGACGGCAACTGGGTGTTGCGCGGCGAGGTGCGGGGCGAGATCTCGGCGAAGTTCTCGCTGATCGCCAACGAGGTCGGTGTCGGCACCATCGAACTCCCCGCGTCCTACTATCTCGCGCGGTGGATGACCGCTCACCATGACCGGTCGACCCAGAACGTCCACGTGACCGTGGACCGTGACGGGGCCCGATGGTCGGGCACCCTGGACGATCTCGAACTCGACCGCGACGACCACGGCCATCGCATCGTGCGGGCGACGTTCAAGCACGACACCGAGCACCTGCGCCACATCCTCGCGTTCTGTAACCCGTTCCTGTTCCCGGAATTTCAGTTCCCGAAGACCTGGGCGTGCTTCGGGCCTGCCCGCTGGGCGCTGAAGCTGACCTTGTTCCTGAACTTGCTCCGCCTGGAATCGCACGCGTGGACGGTCCCGACCACCGACCCTTTGGATCCGAAAGCCTGGCTCAACCTGGACATGTCGTCCTGGTCGCAGGTGGTGGTGCCGCACTCGATCCTGGATGACCACTCCCAATTCGCCATCGTCCACTCCCGCTTCAAGACGATGCACGAGGTCAGCAAACGCATCGTCGAAGACGCGCAACTGATCTGGGAGCCACGCCGCTGGCTCGACGGCGACCCGCCGCCCTGGCCCGGCGCGAAGGTGCGCCATGGAGCCATCGTGTGGGACCTGGTCGACCGCTCCGGGTGGGACACCGAAACCTCCTTCGGCGGAACCCTTTTCGACGGCCTCAAGCGGGCGGTCACCCGCATCGGAGCGGACGGGTTCACCGAGACGATCGAGGAAATCCGCGATCCGACGTTCCCGGACGAGTACTCGCAGCCCGGCTGGAAGGGCACCGTCGCGCGGGCACCCGGGATCATCCTGCGCGACGGCGACCACACCGCCATCACCAGCCTGAACTTCCACTGGAGACCGGCCACCGATATCGGGTTCGTCACCGGCGGTCACTCCCCGGAGCTGGTCAACGGCCTGATCGGGGCCACGGTCAGCCTGCTGGGCGATCTCACCGCCGCCGCGTTAGTGGTCCCGCCCTTGGGCGGCACGGCATGGGAAATCTTGAAACCCCTAGCAACGGACGTGTTCGGGGCGTTTCAGAAGCGCCACGACCGGGTCCGGGAGAAACGCCTCGGGAACTCGGTGTTCCACGAGACCTGGTGCGACTCGGCCGACCGCGCCTACAGCCTCAACGCCCTCATCGCGCTGCGCACCGGCCGCTGGCGGACCCGGGAGCAAACCAGTCACACCGTGCGGGTGGTCGACGGCTACGACGGGCTGCGCATCGGCCAGCACGGCAAAGGCAACGCGTGGCTCGGGACACGCATCGGCACCACCGTCCGCGACTGGGGCACTCCCGGTCGTGTCTATGTCGATCGCATCACCGAGCTGGTCCTGGCCTGGGACCGCGCCACGACACCCGCCTGGGAGATCACCGTCGGCGCACGGGAGCCCGACGACCCCGTCTTGAAAGGACTGGAAATGCTCGACGAAATCACCGGCATCGCCCGCGATCTGGCGGTGCTGTAATGACGTTCTGGAGTATCGATTCCATCGACCCGGCCGATCCGGAGCAGCGGTTCCTGCCCGCGCTGCAATCCATCCCGATCATGGGTCGCACCCCGATCATCTTCCCGGAACCGATCGCCCGCGCCATCTCCAAACATCTCACCGAGGCCGGATGCCCGCCCATGGATGCCTCCTTGGCGGTGAAGAAGTTTCAACGCCCGCACCGCGGGGAGCAGACCATCTTCAACCCGGCCGGGCAATGGGTCGACATCGACGCCGACGAGCCGGAGCCGGTGGTGATCCAGGACCCCGCCACCATGACCGTGCGCGAACGCGAAGCCCAGGTCGAACGGCTGCGGTATCTGGGCTACCGCATCAACGACCCCGAACCCGCCACCCCCACCGCGCAGGTGGTCGACACCCTCGATACCCCGCCGCGGTTCGACCCTGCCGCGCATTCGGTGCGGGAGGTCAACACGTATCTGCGCGATCTCGGTGACAGCGACCGGATCGAGCGCCGTCGCGTGCTGCACGCGGAACGGCACGGCAAGGGGCGCAACGGAATTCTGAAACGACACGAGGAGCACTGAATTGGGTTTCCGCACCGTGTACGGCAACACCATCTCCGAGGCTGGGTGGCGGATGTGCGACCGCAGTGAATGCGAGATCGCGGATGTGGCATTGGAATTCATCGACACTGCCCCGATCCGTTCCGGTGACCCGATGACGATTCTCGGGGCGTGGATGGTGTGGTACGACCGCCATGTCGAGGAGATCGAGTCCCCGGTCTGGGGCTGGTCGGCCACCAACGACGTCCCTGATTCCAATCACCTCGCCGGTGTCGCCGTCGACTTGAACGCGCCCCGCTACCCGTGGGGGCAACTGACCATGCCCGCCGATCAGGTCGACCGGGTACGGGAGGGCCTGGGGTTGTTCGAGGGCACCGTGTTCTGGGGCCGCGACTGGTCGCGGCCGGACGAGATGCACTACCAGCTCGGCTATCCGGAAGGCGACTCCCGGATCGGCGAGTTCGCCGCCCGGCTCCGTGCCGGGCATCTCGGCCTGTACGGACCCGAGCCCGCACCTACGCCGCGGTACAGCCGGTTCGTGGTCGATGCCTTCGCCCAGCTGCTGCCGAACGCGGGGAGGCCGTAGTGGGTACTGAGTGGGCCGATGTCTCGCAATACCAAGGCATTTCGGTCGATGATCGGTATCCGCACCCGGTGCTGTCGTTTCGCACCAACTCCGGTGACCGTGTGGACCGGCTGGCGGTGGAGAATGCGCGTCGCGCGAAGGAGCTGCTCGACGCTGGGCGGCTGCGGGTGGTGATCGCCTACTACTTCTTCTGGCCCGGCCAAGCCAACTGCGACCTGCACCGCGAGCTGCTGGAGCAGGCCGGGCTGTGGGGACACCCACGGCTGATGTCGATGATCGACGTCGAAGGCGCACCCCTTAACGGGGACAAAAGGATTCGCGACGATCAGTCCGACGAGGTCAACGACGAAGCCGCACGTCTCGCGGGCTGGTACGGGAATCGGTGTCGGGTGATCGGGTATTGGAACCCGGTCGCCGACCCCGAACTCTGGCCTCACCGCCCGCCCTGGCTGCGGCTGGTCGTCCCCTCCTACGGCCGCCCGCCCGGCCAGCCCCTGCAAACCCCGCCGGGATTTTTCGCGCACCAGTACACCTCCACGGGCCGGTGCGCACCGTGGCCGGACGACGTCGACCTCAATCACACCGATCTCGATCTGCCGGAGTTGCTGACGCAGTTCGGCATCCACGAAGAAGAAGGAGAAATAGTCGTGTCCGATCCCGTGACCGAGGGTGCTGCCCAATTGCATCCGTTCGACGGCAAGCTGCGCCCCATCGCCCATCCCGACAATGTGAACGCCTCGACTCGTAGTCCGGCGCAGCCGTGGCCGTATGACATGTGGGCCGATGTGTGGAACGAGACGGTGTGGGACGGATTCACCCTCCCCACTACAGGTTCCGGCGATGCGGAGGCGGAGCGGCGCAGTCTGGTCGGCTGGGTCCTCGACACCGCCGCCCGCGTCCGGGGCTTGGAGGGCAAGCTCGACCGGGTTCTCGAGGGCGAGGAGGGCCGCTGATGGGTCGCCACAGCCTGCCCGACGCTCCGTCGCAGGTGCGGTACCCGTGGCGGACCGTGGCCCGCACCGTGTTCCAGCTGATCGTCGGTGTCGCGGCAGCCATGCCGGCACTGGTCGGCGCGCTTGGCCTCCCGTCGACCGCGGGTGTGGCGGGGGCGCTGGCGATCTCGGCCGCGCTCACCCGGCTGATGGCCATCCCCGCCGTCGACGACGCACTCGCACTGGTTGCACCGTGGCTAGCCGCTGAACCGGGACAACAGTCCCGGTGACAGCGTGGCCGAGCGCCGATGTCATCCAGGCCATCGGCGTCGCGATCGCGACCGTGGTCGGCGCGTTCTCCGCATGGCAGGCCCGCCAAGTCCGGCACCTGCGCGAGCGCATCGAGGCATTGGAAGCGCAGATGGCCGCCGAGCATGCCCGGTTCCGGGCCGCGATCCGGCTGATCCGCGCCCAGCTGCGCTACATCGACCGGCTACGCGCCTTGCTCACCTACCCGGTGGCGGGTCAGTCGCCGCCAGAACCCGATTACGAGGTTCCACCGCTGCTCGAGGACGAGATCTAGCCCGGTGACCACGCCCGGTGCGTCCGCCCCCGACGGGTCGTTCGTACTGGGCAGTGCCTTCGGGCAGAACGTCACCGAGGACTCCGCCCGCAAGGTTCTCACCGGCGGAGTCCTGGCGGTGTGGGAGCGCTACCAGCAGCAACTCCACCACAAGGTGATCAACGTCGTCGACGACCACTCGAAGTCGATCACCGAGCTCCGCGCCGCCTACGAGCAGCTCACCCTGCACGGGCGCACGCTGGTGTTCCCCGGCAACGGCACCTACACCCCCACCCCGGGTGTGGTTGCGGTCGAGGTGATCCTGCTCGGCGGCGGCGCCGGGGGAGCGGCCGGGCGGTGGGACATCCTCGGCGGTGCGCGCTACACCGGTGGCGGAGGCGGTGGCGGTGGGGAGGTCCACCACACCATCCCCGCCGCTCTACTGCCCACCGGTAAGGACGGCAGCTACCTGCCGATCCCGATCGTCATCGGAGCCGGTGGCGCTGGCGGGCTCGGTGACGCCGAACCCGGACACGGCGGCGGCGATACCAAGTTCGGGGACTTCCTGCTCGCCGGGGGCGGGGTCGGCGGGCAGGCCGAGACCGAGTTCGGCGGGACCGGTGGTGCGGGCGGGATCGGGATGATCCGCGGCGGTGACGGCGGCAAGGGTGCTTCCTCCGGCAGCGGGGCCGCCACCCAGGGTGGTGATTCGGTGTCGGCGTATGACCTGCACGGCGGGGGCGGCGGTGGAGGTGGCGGGGGTGGTTCCGGCGGTGCCGGCATGCCCGGCGGGCAGGGCGGCATCTTCGCCGGAGGAGCGCCCGGTCAGGATGGGCAGCCGCCGTCGAAGGTGGTCACCACCGGCGGGGGTGGCGGTGGCGGTGCCCCGGACGCGAATTCCAGTGGCGGGCATGGTGCGTTCCCGTCCGGCGGCGGGGGCGGCGGCGGTGCCGGGATCACCCCGCCGCGCGGTAACGGCGGTAACGGGGGCAACGGCATCCTCTGTGTCGTCGAGCGATTCGCTTGATGCGCACCGTGCTTCGCGTATTCACCTCGAACGACACGTGGCACAAGCCCGCCGGGCTGGAGTCGATCGAGCTCATCGTCCGCGCCGGGGGTGGTGGCGGAAACACCACCAGCGGTGGTGGTGGCGGGGCGGCGGTACATCTGGGTCGTATCCGCGCCGCCGATCTGCCCGACAGCGCGGTGGTCATCGTCGGCGCGGCTGGTGGCCTTGGTGCGGATGGGGGTGTGAGTGCGTTCGGGAATCTCGTTGCCGCCCAGCCGGGCCGGGGCGGCGACTCCGGTGGGGCTGGGGGCCTGGCCGTGATGCGCGGCGGCATCGGCGGGGCCGAGGGGCAGCCGGGTGAGTCGGTGTCTTCCGGTGTGGTCGCGTTGCTCGCGGGTGGTGGTGGCGGGGCCGGGGCCGGATCGGTCGGCGGCGCGTCCGGACTCGTGCCCGCGGGGGTGAGTCGTCCGCCGTTGTGGCAGTCCGGGCAATCCGGTAGTGGCGGGAACCCCGGCCAGCCCGGCGGCTACCCGGCCGGTGGCGGGGGAGCGGGCGCGGCGGGGGCGGCCGGGGTGGTGACGGTGATCGAGTACCACTACTACCCACCTGCTCAACCGCCCGCAGCGCCCGGGCCATCGATGCCACCTGACGCTGCGAAAACACCCCCCGATGTGGTCGGGAGTCACGGCCGTGTGCACCGCGGGAACGTTGTCGCTCTGGTCCCCGGGAACGCGCTACCGAGGGATCCAGCCTCCGACCGTTATGGTTCGGACTTGTTCGGTATCGCTTGAATCGGACAATTTCTGACGATTTTCTAACGACTGTAACGTAGGTGAGAGCGAATCTGATAAGTTGAATGTCCAGATTGTGGACAGCGGAATCTTCAAGCTCACTGGAGGACCTGGAAATGGATGTTAATAATCCGGAAGGCGCTCTCATCTGGCTCGCGATCCTCTCGCCGCTCATCGTGATCGGAGGAGTGTATGCCCTGTTCAACGGCGTAGGTCATCTGTTGGGGCTCAACTGATGTAATCGCGATGGCACTGCGCGCGCAAACAACTCGCCGCTGAGGCCCGCGAAACTGCCCCGGTGGCAACCGACTCGCCTATGTGACAACTGGCGTGCTTCAGCTCACGTATCCGGTGCCGGGCTGAGTAATTCACCGGCGCATCAACGTAAAATCCTAGGAGAGAGGCGTTCTGGTGGCTGAGGCTGTGGTGCATATCGATGAGCTCGGTGGTTACGCCGGACCTGCCCGCTGCTACAAACTGTCCCCGCCGGTGCGGCTCGACGGCACCGACCACGAGTATGTGACCGTGTGGGTGCAGCCCCGCCTACCGCATCAGAACGCCGAGGTCGCCGTGGTCGCGGCCACCGGAACCGGGGCGTGTGCGACACTGTCGCTGATCCGCCAGCCCGGCAGCCACGTCCTGCACACCGACCCCGCGACCGGTGAGGACGTGCACGGCTGTCATGCGAAGGCCCTCGACCTGCTCGGCTACCGGCTCACCCAGCCCGGTCCCGCTTCGTAGCCCGCTCGGCGACAACGGCCCCGGCCCCGCATGCACGCGGGCCGGGGCCGTCGTCGTGTGTCAGGCCCGGCGGTGCCGGGGTCCGGCTACTCGAACACCACGCGTTCGGCCGCCACCCACTCGCGCGGGTCGAACGCGAACACCGCCACCGGATACCAACTGCGGCGGCTCCGCGCCTGGCCTGCCGGTTACCGTCCGGTCGTGGCCGTGGTTCGTCGCCCGGCGAGGTAGAGCGCGGCCACCGCGGCCGCGCACCATCCGGTGGCCCGCAGCAGTCGCGCCGACCGGCCACCACCGCGCGATGCGGGTGTGCGGTCCGGGTTGTCCCAGGGCAGTGGCTCAGTGAACTGGTAATCGATCGCCCAGGTCGGGGCGCAATCCCGGCACACCGTCGTGCCGTGGCCGCATTTACGAGGGTCGGTCACTACCGGGAGGCGCACGTTCTCGATCTGAGTGATCCACTCGGCCGAATCACTCGTTTTGTACGAGCAATCCAGTACCGCGCCCACCGTCGTAGCCTTGCCGAACATTGTTGCAGCCCTCCGTATTTCGTGATCGGGGTGTGTCCGTACGCACCGACCATAGGCATCGGCCAGCCCGGAACGGAACCCCGTCCGCAGAGTCATTTCCAGCGAAATTCGTTGGGGCGGAAGGTGTTTCGCTGGCGCGAGTTGATGATGACGGGGTGTGCCTCTAACGTCGTGGTTGCCCGAAATATCAACGGCCCCAGCCGGTGCGGACAACACCGGCTGAGGCCCGAACACGGAGAAGGGACCTCCGCGATGACCAGTTTATCCATCCGCGTGTACGACGACCATCTCACCGTCGACGCACCGTATGATCCGGTGTTCCACGACCGCGCCGACGAACTCGGCGGCACCTGGATCCCCGAAACCGGCATGTGGCGGTTCGGTATCGACGACCGCTACGACGTCGCCCGCCTGACCCAGGAGATCTACCCCCACCACGATGGCGGGAATACCGGTCCGGCACACGAATTGGCGATCGCACAGCACCCGATCCCGATCACGGGCCCGGCCGGGGGTGATCCGGCGGCCGGGGTGGCGGGGGTGAGTGTGCATCAGCGGCGCGCGGACCTGCTCACCCGCCTCGACGTCCTGGTCGCCGAGATCGTCGAGATCCACACCGCCCTGCGCACTCTGACCTGA